ATAACAAAAGGCTTGACAAAAGACTGTTTTTATGATATTTATATATTCATTAATTAGGGTTAAAAGTTATAGAAAAAATATTTTTGTAAATTTCAAAAAAAGTACTTGCGTTATATTGTAGATGTGCTATAATGTAGTCATAGGGAACAATAAAACATATTCCCTAGGGTCTTTTATAATTGCATACGAAAGGAATAAACAAAATGAAAATTTACAATTTTGATAGCTTATGTCAATCTTTATATAATCATCAAAATTTTATTGATAGTATAAAGATAACTAATATCAAGCCTATAGGGTTTAACACCTTAGAGGGTAGTCGCTACATTGTAAATGTAAAGATTATTACTAAACAGGGTTATAAGAATAAGCTATTACAAACTTATATAAACTCTAGTTATTTAGATGATAGCTTAACAGAAATATCAATCGAATGTTTAAGCGAGTACTTAAACAATTGTTTATTATAAGAGGTATAAAAACATGAATTATCTTGAAATTTTTCAAACTGTAGGCGGTTTTGTGTTCGCTTTGTGTTTTTGGTATATGTGTTACAAAGTCGAACAAACTATAAATAATATTAAATGATAAACGAAAGGAATTAAAAACATGAAAATTGAAAACATGACAAGTACACGAGGGAACAAAGTCGCTAACCAATTTATTTTGGAATACGGCAATTATACCGCTTTTCAATCATATTCTACGCTTATAGCGGTGTACGACCATAAAAACGATACTTTATATCAAGATGAAAATTTTTATAGTCATACTACATCTAAATATTTAAATTTGTTTATCGAACAGTATCAACCTTTAACAATTTCAAAAGTTGACAACAATAGCTTGCATAAGATAATTGAAAGGGGTTAAAAAATATGTATACTATAGATAAAGATGTAAAGAAAAATATTCTTGATAGTATTAAAGAATATCACGAAAACGCCAATATAATATATGATATTTTTGAAAAACTATATCAAGATAATAAAATACAAGATTATACAATTTTAGATGTATTAGAATACAAAGCAAAAGAAAATAATATATATGAGCCATTGCCAACATGGTTTTATGATATTATTCAAGTAGATTATGATACATTTTATAATTATATTTTAAGCCTTGAAATTGTAAACCTAGGCGAAGATTTTATAATGATGAGTTATGACGAATATTATTGTATTCGTGATATAGTCAACTTAGTAGAGGGGTTATAATGAAAACTAAAGGGAATATACATAAAATTGTAAACATGAACAATTATATCCATAGTCTACAAAATGAACATAATATTATCACTTATGCAGAAAGTAGCTATTTGTACAATTATATTGAATATGATAAAATGAATGTTATATTATATGATGATTATGATATTTATTTATATGTAATGAAAGATAAGTATTGTTTATTTTTTAGCGGTACACGTTACGAATACGATACACTAAAAGAGTTAAATAAGCAACTATACAGAATATTAAATATTTTGTATTATTTAGAGATTGAAAGAGTACAACGTTAGGCGGTGAAAATTTGACAATTATATTATTAGCTTTGTTAGTTTGTTTTATCAAACGAACAGAAAACGCAAGAAATAACCTATTGAAATAACATTGAAATAATTTTAGATGATACGAAAGGAACAAATTATTATGACACGTGCGGAACAATTACAAGATATTAAAAAAATTATTAGAATGGAATTAGATTACAGAGTATGTCAAAATACGTTATCTGCTAAAAGTGACTTATATGATATGCTAGAGGGGAACAACTTGCAAGCCTTAAAGGGCTTATATAGAATGTTGTTCGGTTATGGTTATGAGTGCTAATTTTTAAATTGAAAGAGGTATAATATTATGGAATTTGTGGAATTATTAGAATTGAAAAACGACTATAAAAAGTATAATACAGATAATTATAACACCCTTAGGGAATTTATAGAAATGTTTAAGGAATGGAACACGGAACAAAGAAATACGTTTTATAAATTACTCGATATTGTGGATATTGACTTTACAAGGGCAATAAACATTATTGAAAATTTTGATTACATCATATATGAAAACCTAGAGGAATATATCTATAACTATTTAGCGGAACAGGGGCAAAATGTTCCTGATTGGGTATGTATAAGTGCATACGATACTTATTTTTATAGTTTACGCTATGAGGATAATTTACACTTTTTAGAGGATACGCCACAATTCGCCAAAGATGGCGAAGAATACGGCAATAGTGCAAGCCGTCAAAAGTGGCTTGATGGTATCCACTACCTAGTAGACAATAGCAAAGTAATTTTACTAACTGATTGGTAAAAAATACATTGGCGGTATACATCAGTATACCGCCTTTTGTTTACTCATACGTTCTCATTTAGGCTTACATATTGAGAATTGCTTCATAGACTGAGTAGATGAGAATAATTCTCAAATAAAAATCGTTTAAAATAGCCTATGAGGTACGTCTAAAAACTTTCGCTTATGATTGTATGCAAAAGACAAAAAACGCCGTACAACGCAAATAAATCAATTCTATAGCTATTGTTACATCTTGCGTATTGTTGGCGGTATCTATACAATAAACAATATCGGTATTATGTGCGTGTATGGTGTACATTGGTATATTTTGCGTTTTTCATTGGTTTAATTGATATGTATTCTCATGTAAAATATTTTAGTAAATTCTTAAATTAGTACTTGCAATTTATAGCCAATGTGGTATAATAAGGGTATCAAAAGAGATATATTTTAGTATGAAAGGAATATTATGATTAAGATTGAAATTCAAAAAACAAACATTGTGAACAATATCACAAATAATGGATGTTTTACTACTAAAGCCGTAAACACTCAAACAATTGTTTGCGGTATGCATAAAGGCGTAAAACGCCTAAGTGATGTGAAAATAGGTTATAATTTTGGTAGTCGTTGCCGTAAAATGGATACATACGGCGAACGTGTAACAGGCGTTACATATATATTATAGGAGGGTTAACATATGCAGTATATAGAAATGGTACACGCCTAGGCGGTTTACAAGATTGTAAACACATTGATATGTGTATCAATTATGAGGTGCAAAAGGTAACAATTAATGATAAAGCATTAATAATCAACGTTGCACATCATGACGGCAACAATCAATACATTTTATACTTTACGGAACATACAGAAATAAACGACATTTCAGAAATACCGATTATGGATATTGACGAACAAAATAAATATATTAATAATTATGCTATTGGGTTATATGATTTATGGTATAAGGGCAATATTTAATAGATATAAACGGCGGTTATTATACCGCCGTTATTTTTTACCCTAAATATGAACGTATGATTATGTATTCATACAATGCAGCGTATTCTCAATTACAAAACGTAAATGAGAACGCCAGCATATAGTGAGAATGTTTATTATTTAAAAATTCGTTTATTTGCGTTCTATGGTGCGTGTGGCGGTTTTCACGTGTGTTTATACGTTGGCGGTCTATCGTTGCATACAAACGATATAAAGCCGTTATAATAACAATCGTTTTATACAATCAATATATACAATCGTTATATATCCATTGTTTGAAAACATATAAAACAGTTTTGTACATCTGTAGAATACACAAAGATAAACCACGGCTATTTGATAATTGTTATCATCAATAGTATGTATATTGTGTATGTACAGATGTTTATTATTGATGTATAATCTTTTATTGGTTGCTTGCGTATTGTCTTATGTTGGGACTTTGGTATGTGTTGGGGGTGTATAGGGGTACTACAGAATTTTACAGTATATATAAATACACGTGGGACAACTTCCGCCCAACGTGGGACGCTTTAAGTCCCAACATAAGACATACCTAAGCCAATTACAAAAACTAATGGCAAACATGATTTAAACGCATAACAGCCTGTATTGAAAACTTTCGATATACATAACCATAACCAATATATCGACAAACATAGACATAAACATATGAGCATACATTCATATAACAAACCACGATACAAGCAATTGTAAATGATAATGATTGAGAATGAATGTTATTCTTTGGGTATTCTATTACATTGATAGTATTCTATACGCTTGACTACCCTAGTATATTGACATATGTAGATATGCACATATGAACCAATAAGACACCCTAAGGTATATCGAAAAATTTAGAAATTCCAAAAGGGAGAACCATTCTCAGCTGGGGGCGGTTATATAACGACAAACCCAAGATGCATACTTTTCACACCAACAAACCCAAGCTACACATATGTACATACTATAGACAAACCCATGCTGCATACCCCAATATAAACAATGGTCTATACTAATGCCATACACTTTTGTTCCATACATAACCACCATAAACCCATGTATCATCTATATGTTTTAAAACCATACATATCAATACATATGTATTATGCAATTGGATATACAATCGTTATCTACAATCGTTGATTACAATTGAGATACATATGTTACATACATAATCCGTTATATGTTTGAAAACAATTGAGTATCCAATCGACTGTATAATCGTTTAAAACGATTGGTTAAAATTTATGTATAAAATTTTTTATGGAAAACATATGTGTTAGACATATGAGGTAAAACGTATATTACATTCCCTAGGGAGATGCATTTGAGATTACAAATGTTTAATGCTATATGAACATACATATATTATTCTGTTTTAACAATCGTTAGTTTCAATCAGTTTAATAGAAGTATGTGATAATATGTTTGTGATACGTTTATTACGCCATTTAAAAAAAATGGCAATCATCTCCATAGAGAGATGATTTACTATGTTCTTGATAGTCGGTTACATAAGATGGAAAAATACCAAACACAAACCGTTTACCGCCTTATGCGTTACACTATAGGGGCGTATTTATGGCTGGCTTGGCGATGTATACAATCGTTGACTGACAATCGCTGCACAACGCCAGAAATCGCATAAGACAAGCCAAGTGGCATCCACATACACACTAGCGTGGTAAACTTGTGTGAACATAAAAATAAGCCATAATTGACACCGCTGGTGGCATCAAAAATGACCCTGTGGATGGCATATGTAATTTTCCATAGTTACACTAATGAGTAAAAACTTACGCATATATTCTAAAAATTTTTTTATGGCGTTCAACCTAGGTGGTTACTGGGTTTATGACGTAACGGAGAATGATTATTACTTCCGATAATTGAAAAATATCATAACTTACCATAACTTTTTGACACTATATATGAGGGGTTCCAAAATAGGTACTTAAGTTTGAAACCCAAAAACAACAACAAGAAAAACATAACAACCGTTTATAGTCCAAACTGTTTAACCGACTTTGAAAAATACTTAAGCCGTAGGCTTATTGCGAAGCAATGTGAAAACAAGTTTGAAACATACAGAATGGTAAACATAAGTTTTAAAACATATAAGATTTCTCTATCGAGAAATAATACTTCGTATTGATTATGTTTGTCGCTTATGCTTTAAGACACAAACCATATAACAAACCATATGCAACAAAGGGCATACATAAGTATTAAACATATATCACTCATATGTTGACACTTATGTATGCCCTTTGTTTTTCGTTTGTATTCTATTTCAATAGTTCTTCTTCTGAACCACGTTTGGGATATGCATCTGTAATCTTTCCACCGATGCACCAGAAGATGATTGCTAAGACAAAGAAACCAAAGAATACGGAATATTCGTCATGAATGGCACTGGCGATACCAAGACCAAAGGATGCACTACCAATCCATTTGAATAACATACCGACAAAATGTGCCGATGTAAAATATCCGATGATTAATGTCAAACCGACCATTGCAAAAATAAACATATGCTGCGTTCCTCCTGTTATAAAGCCATGATGGCGTAAACTTTATTATTTAGTTCCTCGGTTGTAATTCCAAGATAACGCATCGTGATGGCTTCCGAGGAATGATTGAATACTTGCATAAGGTATGCGATTGGCACACCTTTGCGATACGCATGATACCCAAATGTTTTACGCATGGAATGTGTACCGATGTTTTCAAGACCGCATTTAACGGATGCTGCCTTGATTTTTCTCCATGCTTGGGTGGTCGTGATATGACCATCGCCAGAACGACTTGGGAACAACCAATGTTTGCAACGAGATGCATACTCACACAACATCTCATAAATTTCTTTTGACAATGCAAACCGTTTAAACTTGCCTGTTTTTTGTTCTCGTAATTCCATCATTGGTTTAACATCATCTACGGTCAATCCTACTAGGTCGCTAATGCGTAGACCAGAGTTGATACCCAATGTGAACAACATTTTATCACGTTCGTTTGTCAACGCTTCACGCATTTCATTTACCTTATTAATATCTCTGATTGGTTCTGTTACTGTTGCCATAATTTATTTCCTCCGTATAATTCCTGTTTATGTATATAGAATACACCATGTATGGAAATATGTCAACACTTTATTTTGTAATTTTTAAAAATATTTTGGAGGTTCTTTATGGAAGAACTACAATTAAAACGAAAGAAGTCATTCGAGAATCGGATTGATTTCTTTGGATTGCAAGACTCTGTGACCGAACAGAGAAACGCTGGTAAGTCTTATGTTGCCATCGCACGAGCGTTAAACAAAGACAACCAGCAACACTTACAAGGGATTGTCATTACGCCTAAGATGGTTGGTGACTGGTGTCGGTCAAACCTTGTGGAAGAAAAAGTATCCAACAAGGAATACGAGGTTGTCAACACATACAATGAACAAAAGAATTTGTTGGAAATGGTTGAAACACAAATCGAAATGATTCAAGTATTTATTGATGATTTACAATGTCAACAAGCCGAAGGAACAATGTCGCCAGACATCCTATATAAACGCATGAAAGACCTAATGGGCGACCAAGAGAAGTACTTTGGTCGTAAACAAGCGATATTAAAAGATATGCAAGCAACAATGGAGAAAATCTTTACGTTTCAAGCAATGAACTCGATTATTGTTGAAATCATGCGTATTATCACGGAAAAAGACCCTAAGTTGGCAGAACAAATCACAAAAGAAATGAAAACAAATCAAATATTATTGTCGAATTATGCAAAAATCCAACAAAATTAAGAATATTTATCTGAATATTATAGAAAAACCTTAACTTTTTACTGGATTTTTTCACTATAAGTGAGAACAATTACCACTTAGGAGGTGTGTCCGTGGCTGAAAACATTTTGGACTCGCTATTGGGTGTGTCCGTGGCGAACACAGAGCCGTCAAGTGACACTCCATCTGATAAAGATATTGGTGCAACAAACTTGGAATATTTTGCCAAGACATATTTTCCGCATATCTTCTCAACGCCATTCTGTGAATTTCATCACTCAATGTTCCGTGATGCGGAGAACATGATATTGCACTTTGACAATCTACATAATAAGTTCGTTCGTGCAGCACCACGAGGTCACGGCAAAAGCCGTATTATATCCGTTGTGTTTCCGATATGGCTAATTGTGTATGGTTATCGTAAGAACATACTGATTATTTCAGATACCTTTGAACAAGCCAAAGAGTTCATTCAAACAATAAAAGACGAACTAGAAGATAATGAACGCTTAAAAGCAGACTTTGGTCTGTTAAAGGGCGACAAAACATGGGCGAGCGATAAGATTGTCACCAAGAATAAAATACAAGTGTTTGCAAAATCAAGTGGTCAATCCTTGCGTGGTTCTTCATATAATAACATTCGTCCAGAAGTTGTAATCTTGGATGATTTGGAAAATGACGAAGCGGTGGAAACTGAAAATCAACGCAAGAAATTATACGATTGGTTTATGAAAGTATTAATGCCAATCGGCAACCCAAGAACCGTATTTTTGTATGTCGGTTCGGTTTTGCATTATGAGGCTTTGTTATACAAAGTACTGACCGACTCTAAGTTCAACAACTGGAATCGTGCCATATATAAAGCCGTGTATTCTTTTTCCAAAAGTCCACGATGGACTGTATGGGAAGAATTGTTTAACGACTTATCAGACCCAGATGCCGCACAACACGCATCCGATTATTTCAACGAACACAAAGAAGAAATGATGGACGGCGTGGAAGTCATGTGGGAGGGTCGAAACTTTGGTCTGTTTGAACATTTAGATTGCTCGTTTGACGAGAAGATGAAAATGTCAAGAGATAACTGGTATCAAGAATTGATGATTCTCAAAATGCAAGATGATGAAGCATTTAACTCAGAGTATCAAAACAATCCAATGACCGAAGCCAGTCGAATATTTAAAGAATCGTGGATTAAATCCAATTACTATGACGAAACAAATCTACCGCACATGAAACAAATCTATGCGGCGGTCGATGTATCAATGGGTAAATCACGAACATCTGACTATTCGGCAATCCTTATTGTTGGTCGTGGCGTTGATAACTATTTCTATGTATTAGAAGCAGATGTCGAACGTAGACCACCAGATGCAATCATTAATGATATTCTCTTGTATCTTGACAAATATAACGGAAGATTGGACGGTTTTATTGTCGAAGAAAACGTATTTCAAGAGTTCTTTTCTAAGACATTGCAACAAACCGCACTTGACATGGGTTTATATGTCAACTGGGTATCCGTTCGGTCTACTGCGAGTGACAACAAAGGCACACGCATCCGTTCGCTTGCTCCGAAGATTAAACAAGGGTATATCAAGTTTAATAAAAACCATCGTATCTTGGAAAGTCAACTAAAGAATTTCCCTAAAGACCACGATGATGCACCAGATTGCTTAGAACGATGTATTGCAAAGTTCTTAGAAAACTCTGCAACTATTGCAGTCGGTTCTATTGGCAGTCAGAATAAACGTAAAAATATTTTATCATTCATGAAAGGTTGGAAACGATGAATCTTAAACAACGAATCTTATCATGGATGAGTAAAACTATATTAAGGGATACTGTTGCCAATCTAAAGAATACTTGGTTGTCTTCTTTTAGATTTAACAATCGAGCAACCGAAACAAAACTTAGTGTAGAAGAACTACGGAATCTATCAAGAACACCGATTGTACGTTCTGCAATCAATCAAATCCGAGAGGGTATTCTTGCGTTGCCTTGGGAAGTTGTTTCCATTGATGGTAACGCAAACAAGAAACAAATCAAACAGGTCACACAGATTATTCAAAATCCGAACCCTGTTGATGATTACAACGACTTCATTGGCAAGCTATTTGAAGACTTGATTGTCTTAGACCTTGCGTTCTTTGAACAAAAGGTGGTCAAGGGATACAGACCTTTGTATCTATTCCCAATCGACACAGAAACAATCGAAGTAGCAACCAATTGGAGCGGTGACTTAAATCAACCACGATTCTTGCAATCCGTGAATGGACACCAAGAGTGGTACAAGGTTGATAAAATCGCCATGTTGCAACGCACGAAGTTGACATATGACGAGTTTGGTTTATCACCATTAGAACAAGCATATCGTCACATCAAGTACTTAGCAGAAGTACAAGAGTATGCAAACGATATTTCTTCTAATGCGATGCCAAAGTACTTAGTCAATATGGGTGCATCCGCAAGTGAAGAAGAAATCGAAAAAATTCGGTTATATATTGCGAATGAAATCCAAGGTCAATCTGCGGTTGCAATCGTTGGGTCTGCACAATTGGATGCCAAACAGATTTCACCGATTGGTGATGAAGCTGCATCCTTGAATTGGCAGAAAATGTTGTTACAGATTATTGCGACTTGTTTCAATATCCCTCCAGAACGCTTAGGTGTAGCGATTTCAAATGACCGTTCTACCTCATCTGAAAAAGATAATGAAATGTTGGAATACACAATTAAACCTTGGGCGAAGATTTTTGAACGAGCGTTTAATAAATACGTGATTGCACGTTTGGGTTATTCCGACAGTATTAAATTCCAATTCGTATTCACTCCAACCAAGGCACAACAGGCAGATGCCGTTGAACGTGTTCGTAAACTCGTTGATGGTAATATTATCACATTAAACGAAGCACGTCAAGAGTTAAATGGTGTCCTTGGTATCGAACTGAAAGATATTCCGTCTGGCGATTCGTTGCTGGAAGAATATAAATCATCTTTGATTCAAAAGCGTGTACAAGACGATGAATCTATAACTGACACGACCGATGAACCGAAGAAATCTACAGAGAAAGGAGAAGCCGATGGAAAAACAAAAAGTACAACTTAGTGCGAGTGCAATTAAGGTTATACTAGATAACCAACATACGAACTCCATGCGTTTTACTGGTACGTGCATGTTCCTTGATGAACCATCTGATTATATTCCCGGTGGCGTTGATAAACCTGTGATGTTATCATCCGAAGTTGCCGAATCGTGTGCATCTACGATGAACCTTATGGGTATCAATTGTGATTATGACCCTTGGTTATTTCCAGATGAAGTCATGATGGCACATGACCGTAGAAATAAAATTGGTGTGGTTGAAAAATGTTGGGTTGACGGTAATGAACTTAAGTTCACTGGTATTATCTACAAGAATGACTTTCCAGATATTGCTGACTTCATAAAGAAAACAGTAGACTCTCTAGGATTCTCTGTGGAAGCCATTTTCAATATCCACGAGTTTGAAGACCATATTGAAATGGCGGATGTTGAATTTACTGGTGTTGCTATGTTGTTTAAAAACGCAGCCGCATACCAAAATACGTATATTGCAGAAATTGCCGCAAAGGCGAAAGGAAAACAACTAATGAACGAACAAGAAATTAAAGCCTTGGTTGATGAAGCCGTTAAGGCATCTATTGAAGCACAAGCACAAGCTAAAGCACAAGCGGAAGAAGCTAAAGAGTTGGCAGATGCAAAAGCCGAAGTTGAACGCTTGACTGCTGAATGTTCCGCTAAAGATGCATTGATTGTTGAAAAAGATGCAAAAATCGCAGAACTTGAAAAATCTGTTGAAACAAAAGATGCAGAAATCGAAGCTGGTAAAGCCGAAGCAGAAAAACAAACTGTAATTTCCGATGTTAAAAACTTGGAAACTAAGGCAAAACTAGAAGCTGGTAAATCTGACAAAGAATTTGATAACTTTGCAGATGGCATCGAAGCTATGTGTAAATAATTACGCATAATATATTTTGTTGATTTGATTTTATATCATAGGAGAAATAACTGTGGCAGTAACAAAATCCAAATTTATTACAGCAGCTGCCGTTGCTGACTATAACCAATCTCACTACATCGAGTTGCCTAAATTCCAAAACTTAATGGTTGACTTGTTAAACCGTAACGTAACAATTCGCAACCGTATCACACCTGTGATGGCGACTGGATATCCATCTCGTTATTGGGAACAAACAAAAATCGCACACAATGCGAAATTCGTAAATCCACGTACAGGCGACAACGGTAAATACGGTGTTGATACTTACGATGAAGATTACGGTCGTGTTGAAAAGGCAGTATACTTAAAGGCGATTACATCTGGTATTAAATACTCTTTGTTTGATACTGAAGTTGTAGCACAACAAGGTGATGCCTTGGCAAAATCTTTGTTAAACAAAGACATGGAAGACATGATTGTGGACTTACTACAAACATCCAACAAAGGTATCTGGACAGGTACTGCAACCGCAGCCGATGATTCCACATCCGTTGAATACTGTGGTTTGGCAACTCAAATTACAGATGCAGTAACTGTGGCTAACCCTTATAGCTTCACATCTGGTTCTGGTGAGTTTGTAACAGATACAATCCGTACTAAGATAGCACAAAACTTGGCATCCACAAAATACATCGGTATGCCTACTGCAATCTACGCTAACCCATTGACAATCGACTATTTAAGCCGTGCTGAATTGAAACGCCCGGGTTTTGCAGTTAACCAATCTGCGGATAAAATGGACTTGGGTAATGGTTTCGTGGTAAATACAATCCGTACACAAGCTGGTTATTTACCATTAATTCCAGATAACTACATTCCATTTGACCCAACAAACAAAAAACACTCTTTGTATGTTGTCAATGAAAAATTGATTGAACGCCATTACTTAACTAATGCAGAACCACGCATCTTCAAAATGGGTCTTACTAAAGGTCTATTGGACGAATACGTTGCAGTAATGTTTGATGCAATTGTTGCCAAAGGTGCTAGTGCTGGTGCACACTTCAAGGTTGAATTTACAGAAGCGTAATAATGCTTAATTCAAACGATTAATCACAGGGGTGTCGAAAGACACCCCAATGTTTTAACCGAATGGAGATACATATGTTAGTAACATTAAAAGACAGTAATGCAGCACGTATTTATCTGTGTGGTCGCATTATTGAAGCTGATAACGGTCGCTTTGAGGTATCCGAGGAAGAATACGCTTTAAATGAAGCCGTATTAGAGCCTGTGGATAAAAAGGCTGGCAAAGTTATCAAACCAAAAACAAAATCTATTGGAGAAGACGAAACGGAAGCAGACGAAGTTTCTGCATCCTAGGGAGAAATCATGGTTTATTTAGATGCAGCAGAAATTGACGATTATTGTCAAATGATTCCAGTTGATGAAAGTCACGTTCAGTTTGCATCGACTATGATTGATGCCTACGTTGGAACAAACAATGGAAAATCCAAGTTTTCATCCAATGAAATCACCGAGATTGTTAAACCGAATCGCAAAGGCGTGTTGATTCTAAAGAATGACCCTGTGATTGACATTCTATCAATCCAAGCAATTCACACACGAGATATAAACGAAGACGGAGTTGAGATTGAACCATACTTGTATGACTTTGATGGTAGCAAGTATGTATACCTATTGAGTAATACATCCGCCATGACATATTCTCAAATATTCTCGCATAACGCAAGATTTTATAAAGTCCGTTACAACTATGGATTCGCTGAAATTCCACGAGAAGTAAAAACGGCTTGTGCGATGCTTGCTATGAATATATCACAGGTTTCTACATTTACCGCCTTAAATTCCATGACAACTTTGGATGCACGATTTTCATTAACTGACCCAAACTTATTTACAAACGAAATCAAATCATTGTTATCACGATACAGATTTTAAACGGAGGTATATATGCGAGAAAAATATACACCAAAGTTTGACTGTACACGAATGTTCGCATCATGGCGTGAAACCATCAAATGCGATGGTAAAAAACCAGAGTTTGTGTTATTTACACGAATTGGTCGTGGTACAAAACGGTTTCTTGTGAATAATGTTCGTTGGGGAAACCTTATGTCAGATTCCTCGTTGGAAACTGGCGATATATGCGAACGTAGAAACGGTGATACGCTATTCTTGGTCGCAAAAACAAACTCATTCAATGGTGATAAGGGTGAGTTTTACACAACAAATACAATCGTAAATATCTATGGTATCAAAACTACAACAGACGAGTATGGCAATACCAGTGGTACATCTACTACTATAAAAGTGAAAGACTTAAAGTGTGTATACGAAGATGTGTCCGCCAAGATGCACTTGTTCGATTATGGTTTGTTACCGACTACTACAAAGCGATTTATTCTACCAAGGGATACTGATGTTGCACTATTGGATAGAATCGAAATCAATGGACAGTTTTTACAAATTGATGTAATAAACAAGTTCGATTTTGCACCGTTCCTATATGTGCAATGTTCACCAGACGAGCGTGGCTAACATGAAGACAATGCAAGATGTAATCGCTAAGGTATTGGAAGACCATTTAGATGTACTGACTGACCGTATCAAACAAATCTGGGCGGTTGCGGACGATGGCATCTATACTGACCACCATATAATCCTTAGAAGATTCACACCAAGCGTCAACATGGTTAGACTTGGCTTAGACATTACAGGTCTTGGGGCGTTCATCCTAGAGTATGGCTCTGGTTCGTTCATGGTAACGAATACAAGTGCGGAACTTGGGGATTTTGGCAACCCAGACTTACCAGAATACATGGCATCATCTTGGTATAACGATAATCGTTCATCGCACGGCAATGCAATCATGGGTCGTGACAAAGGAGAAACTGTACATTCACCAACAATGGGTGTACCAGATTATAAATCCAAAGGTCACTTTAAAGGCATCAACCTAGAAGAACCCATGAAGAAATCCAAGTTAAAACCTTTAGAGCCAAAAGAACCGATGTTTGTTGTCGAAACAGAAATCGTTCATTGGTTGAAAGAATTGGATGAAGCTATTGACGATGCAGTATCTGATTATATCGAAACCCAACTAGATAATGCTTTTAAAGGAGTAATCGCATGAAGTATACGGTACAACTATTGGACGAACTGTGGAATATCTTGCGACAAGACGAAGAAATGGCTTCGTTATTACGCATAAAAGATACACAATCAATCCAAGAGTGGAACTCTAAGATTAGACGTGGTCTTGCTGGTGCGGAACTCGTTGACGAAAAACAAGATATTTACATAATTATGTCATTCATTCCATCTGTTGGTAATACTAAGAATTGGATGGTCAACAAGAATTTACTGGAGTTTAGAATCATCGGTCGTTCTAACAACAGAAAACTTGTGAATGATTTATATATATATTTGAATAAACTATTAAAGGAACATTATCAAGAAATGTCCATCTATACCGAGGGTTCATTCTCTACTGGTACGGCTGGCTTAATCGGTTATATGTTTCGTGTTAGACCTTTTACATGGTCGTAATCATAGGAGATAATTAATGGCACAACAAACAGGCAAAAACTTTGTATTGAATGGTGTTGGCGAAGCATGGGCGAAACGTGTCGTAAACGGCAAAGTTGAAGCCTATAAACTCGGTACACTTCAAACAATGAAACTATCTTTCAGTTCCTCAGATGAAAAGGTATACGGCTCTGATGCCCTACCACCAATCTATATCCTTAATAAAGAATCCAATGTTCAAGCATCTTTCACAGAAGCACGTTTCAACCTTGATTACTTGGGTGTAACTGCTGGTGCTGATGTTGACAACAATGGTACTTTAATCTTTAGTGTAAAACCTACATTGATTGCAAGCGGTACTGCATTTACCGTTCCAAGTGTAACAAATGTTATCCCAGAAGATACAATCGTTGTACTTGCGAACGATAATCAAATGGAAGACGAACGTGAAACCTTAAAGTATACAAAAGGTTCTCCGTCCACTGGTGAATTTACAATTGATGCATCTGGTGTTATCACTTTGGGTACATCTGTGACAAACAAATTCATTGAAGTATCTGGTCTTCGTACTGATACAACTTCTCGTAAGGCGACAATGAAAGCAACTAGCGTACCACAATTCGTTGAAATCCGTCACGTTTCCAATCCTGTTGATATGGGCGATGGTAAGAAAGTTATCTTGCATACTCATATTTTCCGTGCTAGAGCAACTGGCAAAATGGACATCGACCATGAACGTCAAAAAGCATCTGCACCACAACTTGAATTTGAAGTTATGTATGACACAACTCGTACAGACGGAAAAATCTTGGAAATCACACAAGAAATCCAAGGCTAATCTCATGGGGGCATCTTCGGATGCCCCTATTTTTTATTATATGGAGTACTATGGAGATATATAGATGTCAAATACTTTAATTCCACAAGAAAAATACATTATGTTAAACGGCAAGGAATATAAAATTTATCCAATGTTGTTAAAAGATTACAACAAGGTTGAACGTCTATTGTCTAAAATAAATGACCAGTATTTATATTTGAACTTACCATCACCAATTTTAGACGAAGATGGCAAAGAAGTGTTAGATGCCAATGGCAAGGTGAAATATGACTATGTGGCATTTAACTCCATGTGTGAACTGTTTGAGATGGCGTTACGTATTCCACGGAAAGAATTGATTAACGCAATCGACTTAGACAATGGTGTGCAACTGTTGGATGAATACTTATCTATTAGCGGATTAAAAAAAAAGATGATGGGTCTAATGGCACAAGAACTGCCGAGGGTGAACCTACAGGACTTGACCTAGTAATTGCATCTTTGGTTCAACACACAAGTGAAACCAGAGAATCACTAATGAGATATACTTTACCAGAACTAGAGGGGTTATCTGTTGCATTAAACGAAAACAATAAAACAGATACAGACGATAATAATACTTTTGTTGACTCTGATTCCGTAACAGGGGCAGATGCGGTACGTGGTCTTTTGAGTTCTGGGTACGCATCATAGGAGAATAATTAATGGGAAACAAAAAATTCGGATATGACATAAAAATAGACTACAGTCAAGCAACCGAGAATACCAATCGAGTAACCTCTAGTATTCTACAGTTGCAACAAGCCGTAGAACAACTAAAAAGAAACTCTGACATTCAGATTAAATTCACAGGTCTACCACGACAACTTGATAGCATTACAACAAAAACTGCTACATTGGCTAATGCGTTGGAAAGAACGGCAAAAAGTGGTAACTTGGCATCTAATTCTTTTGATGGTATGTCTGCTAAGATGCAGTCACTTAAAAAAGATGGTGAAGCACTTGCCAAGGGTTTACAAGATTCTGCCAATGCCATCAAGAAACTAGAGTCTTCAAACCATAACACCTTAAGAGATGGCAATAAGGCTATGACGGTTGGTACTCAAATCAACCAACTTAAGAACCAAGCCGATGTACTCTATCAAGCATGGAAAGCGAACAACGTAGGTAAAGAGCAATATCTTCAACAAATGACTGCAATCCAAGGCAAGTTAAATACCTTGTATGGTCAACAACGAAGAATCAACGAAATCACACAAGAACATATCCCAACGCTAACAAGATGGGGTTTCGAGTTAGATAAGGTCGGTTCACGACTTGGGTATTTTGCAACACGTTGGGCGGCATTATGGGTCGGTGATAAAATCATGGATTCTCTATCTGCGTTCCCAAAAGTTGAACAAGACATGGCTGGTTTCGCCCAAGTAATGAAACATGGCACAGGTGCAACTAATGCGTTTGCCAAGTCTTTACTAGAAGTTGACCCATCAAATCTTAAAAACAGTCTTCAACTTGGCGGTGCGGAAGCAGAAATCTTTAAGTCTGAACTAGAGAGTATGCAAGGCAAACTACAAGGACTTGCGGTGCAATACGGTACAACAAGCCATGAAATGATTGAGTCTGCCAAACTTTGGGGTCGTGCATACAAAGATAACAACACAGTTCTTGCCTTAACAGATGCAGCAACCAAACTTGCGGTTGCCGATGCGTTCGATATTGTGTCTGCAAACAAAGCGTTGGAATCCTCAATCATGCAATGGGGTTTTCAAATCAATAATACCAATGATGCTATGAGTGTGTCAAACCGTATTATCGACTCTTGGACATCTCTTGCACATAACTATACGGTTTCTGCACAGACATTATCCGAAGCCAATAAACGTATGGCACAGTCCGCAGCCGAAGTCGGTGTATCATTCCATTCTGCACAAGCACTTGTTGCCGTTATGGCACGTAAAACACAAGCAGACGGTGGTGAAATCGGTAACGCCTTGAAGTCTATCTTCGGTTCTATTCATTCTAAGAAAGCCGTTAAAGCATTACAAGAGTTTGGTATCGAAGTTTACAAAGTTGGTGAAAACGGAGAGCGGTCATTCCGTAAAGTAGACGATGTGTTACTGGACTTGATGATTAAGGCACAAGGCTCTAAAGAATCCATGGAAGACCTTTTAAAGGCAATCTCTGGTGGTAAATGGCAATGGAATAAAGCCGATGCTATGTTGGACTTAAAGGAATACTTAGAAGCCTTACGATTGTCCTCAACATCCATGGGTTTCACCAATGCACAAGTTGGTATGCAACTTGATACAATCCAAAAGAAAATACAACAGATTGCCGCACAATGGGAAAAGATGATGACTACCGCTGGTAATGGCACAATGTCAACCGTTATCAAGGGAATGTTAGATGGCGTATTATCATTGTTTAAATGGATAGAACGATTACCATCGTCTATTGCTATGGTTTCATTCGCTATGCTTGGGTTATTGGTTATACATCGTAAATGGGGTTCTGTTTTCAAAATCATGAAAACAAGCGTTGTTTCTGGTTGGAACAAAATGACTCATGCAGCTGAAAAATATGCAAGAGCATCAAGAATCGCAAGCGGTAACACAACAGGTTTCAAAGGTAAATTACAAGGACTTAAGGGTGCAGCTGGTGGACTTGCTAGTGAAATTGGCACACTCACAGGCTTTATGGGTGGTTGGGTAGGTATCGCCGTATCTGCTATCGCTATTGCTGGACAACTTGCGTTGTCTTGGCGGTTCAATCGTGAAGAAGTACAACAACAGATTGATACTCATTCTCAATTGTTGCAATCTTACGAAGAAACATATGGACGTTTACAAGAATCAACTGGTGTCTTAGAACAGTTTATTAATGCCTATTACAGTTTGAACGAAAAACAAAAAGAATACACACAGGGTTCGGAAGAAGCGAAACAAGCTGCGGAAGAAATCCAAATTGCACACGATGGTATTATTCAAATTCTTGGCGAAGAACAAACCAACTTTGTGTTGACCGCAGATAATTCAGACGAAGCAAACCAACGTATGACACAAGCGGTACAAAAAAGACAAGACGAATTAGCACAACAAATCAAACACGAAAAGGCACAATTGTTCCAAGCTGCACAAGCCGTTCGACAACAAACGCAAGACAATCTTGATTCTTTGCAACACGAGAAAAAAGGTTGGTTAGACCGTATTGCCGTAATTGTACAATTTACTAAAGCAATTGATTTATGTCGCTTGGCTTATTACTCGTTGATGCACGCTTTCCAACAATGGAGAGCCGATAGAGCAGCCGCACGATTACAACAAGCGGATGGAGCAGTCGGTCAAGCCGAAAGTGAATTAAACGCTTTAAAGGCAGCTGGTGCAAACAGTCGTCAAATTGAAGAAGCCGAACGAAATCTACAAATGGCTAAGTATACGGCATCACAAGTCAAGGATGAACACACGCATTTACAAGAGGATGCAAACAATTATGGTCAACAGGCAGACCAAATCTTGGCAAATACCGCAGCTAAAGTACAAGCCGATGGAGCAGAGCAACTACAAAGCATCAATAATGCTCTATATGGCAACTCTGGCGGTGGTGGTACAACTGGTGGCTACCCAAGAAGTGAACTACCAGATGGCGGTGCTGGCGATAGTGGCAAAAAGGGTAAAACAGGTGGAACAACCAAAGCTAAAAATCCACTAACAGGTACTCACGCTGGTGCGGCAATTGACTTCTTGTTAAAACAAGGGTATACCTTGAACCAAGCGTATGGTATCGTTGGTAATCTACAAATAGAATCATACGATAGATTAGACCCAGAAGCATCCGATGGTGTTGCCTTTGGTATTGCACAATGGCAAGGCAGTCGATTACAAGACCTAATTGATTTTGCTAGAGATAACAACTCTGATTATAAAGCGTTTGAAACTCAATTGGCATTCCTTGTGTATGAAATGCAACACAAAGAAAAAGACAATTGGAAAAGCGTTCTTGAAAGTGCGACTAATCAAACACCAGAAGAATATGCGTATTATTTTGACCAATTTGTAGAGCGTTCCTCTCATATCCACAGTCAAGAACGTCAACAAAAAGCAAGAGCATTGGCTAATACGGCTTATGGCGATGATGCGAAGACTGCTGATGATAGAGCCAGCAAAATCATGGAACGCCAAAGCAAGATAGAAGACATTGCTAAAAAGTTAGCCAAGGCGGAAGCCGAAATGGAAAACGCCATGAAGCCAAAAGAGCAAGCTGACTTGGCAAAAGAATCGCAAGCCTTAAAAGAAAAACTGCAAGGTATCCAAAAAGAGATTGACGATTTAATCAAACTCAATCCAAAAGCAGATGTTAAAAAACTGCAAGAAACCATGAAGAAATACGATGAAGTTATGACCCATCGTATGCAAGATAAGTACCGTGATAAAGATTATGACGAAGCCACACAAATGGCAAAAGACCGTCATGAGAATGAAGACCTTGATATGGAAATCGCTGGTACATCTGAAAACTTCTGGACAAAAGACATTCGTAATGCACAACGCTTGGTTGAACTGTATATCATCAAGGTAAAACAATACAACGACATGGTTGCAGCCTTTAAGCGTGGTGATTCAGAATATACCGAAGCAGACATCCGTAAAGCTGGTATCGAATTGAAAAAGCTACAGGTACAAATCAACAAGACTGGTAATGACTTGAATAAGAATATCAAACAACAAACTCATGATGTATTCCATTCGATGATATTCGAGGGCAAGAAGTTTAAAGACGTTTGGAAAGACTTATGGAAGCAACTTGCGGAAGACACATTGAAAATGCTATTCAAAATCCAAGATGGTAACGGCGGTCTTTTACAGAATCTATTAAAACGTAAAGACAAAAAATATCAAGATGGCATCAATCCATTAAAAAAATTGACTGGAAAAGATGGTAACATTGGTGGTGTTGACGAAACACTAAACCAACAAATGTTAGCAACACAAGCGACACAAAATCTTGATAAAAACTTTGAAACATTCTTGGCTAATACTCAAAACGGTACTGCATGGAGTCAAGCGACATTTACCGATGCCGTAATCTATGGCAATGTCCAAGGCGACAAAAACAGTATTGACTTACCAGAGGGCAACAAGGATTCCAAAGATAATAAAACCGATGTATCTAAGTATATCAACGCTGGTATGAAAATTGGTGGCTTGGGTAACAACAAGTGGTTGGGTGCTTTGGGTACTGTTGCTGGTTTTGCACGACAGTTCGGTTTATTAAAATTCGCCAGCGGTGGTGCAGTCAATAAAGACCAATTGGTTCGTGTTGGTGAGGGCGATAAGAAAGAATGGATTATTCCAACCAACGACAAAAAACGTGGCTTACAACTGCTAAATCAAGCTGCACGTGACCTTGGCGTTGGTGAAACCAAAGGTATTGAACCTAATTGGAAAAATCCGAATACATCTACAGGGGCATTATCGGAACAAACCAAACGACAAGACCGAATGATGAATCAAATGGTCGCAAACACATCGGCTATGACTAAGGGGATGAACTATATGGCAAACAATGGTTCTACACATGAATCCATTGCACAACCTGTGTTTGTTAAACAAACGATTTCTGACCAAGACTTCTTGGCGAAGTACAACAAGTTGGTGGCACTTGGGAAAATGAAATAACACAACTTTTGTGTAATTTTTGACACTATATGTGAGGGGCGATAAACCCCTCGCATTATTACTATTGGAGGTCATATGGAAGACATTACAAAATACTTGGGTCTGAAATACGGCTTTAATCATAAAAAGAATCAATATCATTGTGTCGATGTTTGCCGTATGTGGTATAAAGACCACGGATACAAACATTGTTTTGACGATGGAAAGAAAGACCCAACATCATGCGAAGATTTTCACAAAAATCATCAACTAAGGGTGTTACGGTATTTGTTAAAACACTTTGACAAGGTTCGAGATATTGACAAATTACAACATGGCGATGTGATTGTATTCAACGTAGATGGCGACTTACATACTGGCGTATATCTACAGAATGGACAAATACTTGCGATGCAAGTTCCATGTATTGAGAACGTATCACTATCTGCCGTATTCAAACGTAGCTATTGGCAACCATTGTTTTACTGTGGTTTCCATCAAGAACGCCAATAGCGTAACGAAAGGAATTAACAATGGCAACATATCTAAAGTTTCCATTGCCATATATATTCGAGGTTGAAAAAGGTCTAAAGTTTGCCACACAAGAAGTCACATTTGAATCTGGTAAGAAACAAGTGCGACAACTTGCGGTAACACCAAAAAGAACTTGGTCAATTAGCTTGCGAGGAACAACAGACCAACAAAAGATATTTGAAGACTTTTGTGAATCCGTTGGTGGTAACACAAGACCATTTTTGTTTACCGATGAATATGGCAAGGAACAATTATGCAGATTCGCAACCAACGAATTTAACATGAAAGTACTACGAGATTTCACAATTGAGAATGGTACTCATGGTAATGCCGTTGGTTTTACTGCGAACGTACAAATCGAGAAGTTATTATAACTATAGGAAGTATACATGATTAATTTACCTGTGGCATTTAGAGAAGCATTGGAAAGTGGCTCGGTGTTTGACATTGAGTTATACGAAGTTCACATACCGAATTTAACACTTTATTTATGCTCTTGTGATGTCAATATTCAATTCAATGGTCATACATACTTGGCATTACCAATCAGACGTGGCGAGATTGATAAAACGGTAGATAATTCGATTGACTCTTGTGAGTTGCAGATTTCAAATGCAACCGATAAGTTTACACAGTTGTTATTCAAGGGTATTCCATTCACAGGCAGTCGAGTGTATATCTACCGAATTTTATACCCAGATTCACTTACGAATGCAAACATGATTAAACCTGTGTTTATGGGTCGTGTTGATGCACCAGAATTAACAACGGATGGCATCTTTAAAGTAACGGTAACAACAGATGTTCCAAACGTCCGTGGTGGTCGTAGAACACAATATTCTTGTACATCTGTATTCGGTGATGAATCCTGTCAAGCACAAATCGAAACATTGAAAACAACCGTTGATTCAATCACACAAGATGAACATGGTTTCCGTGTTGGTATCCGCAACCCAGCAGACCAAAAGACATTCACAAATGGTGTCTTAATCATTAGCGGTGAAGCACGTAAGATTGTTGACTTTAAAGATGCTGGTGCTGGTATTTACTTGGAATATCCATTGTTGCAATCACCAGATATTCTAATTGGTCAACAAGCGACAATCCAATCTGGTTGCGATAAAACCCCAACGGATTGTAAACGGCATGGCAATCAAAAACGATATGCTGGGTTCTTATCCGTACCATTTGAATTTACGGTACGTACTTAATTTTTATAGCGTAGTAAAACGAGCGAGGTATTAATATATGGGTAAAGGCGGTGGCAAGGGCGGTAAAGGTCGTGTAGCAAAATTCATTGGTCTTGCTGCTGGTATTGCCTTTGGTTTTGGCGGTGGTGCTTGGGGGTTCTTAAAGGCGACATCCGTATTTAGCCGTGTAATGTACGGTTTATCCCTTGGTATGTCCATTGGTGGTCTATTCGATAAATCACCAAAGCAATCAACACCAGAATCAACATTCGACTCCAAGAATAACCAAGTAACATCCGAGGGTACAATCCCAATTGTCTATGGACAAACTAAGGTTGGTGGTCTACAGACATTCCATAAGATGGACGTTGGTGGTAAACGCTTGGACAAAGACGTGGTTCTTTGCGAGGGTAAAATCCACGACATCTTCGGTGTTACTGCTAATGGTTATCTAACAAGCGTACAACGCTTGAACGAAACAAAACAAACGAAAATACCTGTGTTTGGTATTCGTAATAATAAATATCCAGATGCAAAAGTATCTGTTGAAACAGGCGTTGCGGAAAAACGTGGCTTTATGGGTCATAAACCAAACGCATCGCAACAATCAATCTATCAAGATAATGTAGACTATGGGTCATTCAATAAATTTAAAAAGCTGAAATTGACTGCCAATGGTAAAACTGTATATATATTCTTGACAGATGATAATACAACGATTGACCTACAGTATTCATTGGCTTGTAATACATTTGGTAAAATCTATCAAATTATCTTGGGCGATACATATTTGTCCGACCTACAAACAGATGGTTGGGAGTTGGTCAATCCTGTGATATGTCAAAACTCTCCGTCCTGTTTGGATACCTTTGGTGAATCACCATGTTATAAACGAGATGTATACTGTATGACGAACGGTAGTCAAGACGGTAGTAATTCTACGGTTTATACACACCTTGGTGGTAAAGACCAAGATGCTCCAGACCAATATCTAACAACAGGCGGTTATCCAAACATGGCATACGTTCATGCCGATTTACGATACTCTGAAAAAATGGGTGCTGGTAATCCAACGGTTACTGCTATTGTGCAAGGCATGATTGTATACGATTGGCGTGACAAACAGTATAAATACTCTAAGAACCCTGTTGTATGTCTATATGATTACTTGACAAACAAAACATACGGTGCTGGTCGGTATGTTACACCAGATATTCTTGACATGGAATCGTTTACCGATGTGGCAAACTATTGTGATGAAGAAATCACATACAATGACCCATACGGTGTTACAAAAACAGAACCAAGGTATCAACTTGATATATGTTTGAATGAAACAAAAACACATCAAGAAAACATTCAATCTATCTTGAACTCATTCCTTGGGTTCATTGTGTTTTCAAACAATTCAATCAAACTACGGTGTGAACGACTAGAACAACCTGTGTATGCGTTCAATGATGATAACATAGTGGAAGAAACCCTTAGTTATAAATCCGCATCTATTGACCAAAGTCCAAACAAGTTTAATTTAACCTATGTTGAACCAGCGTTGGATTATACTGCGGTTAAATTAATCGTTGAAGATGCCACAAACCAACTACCTCCGCCAATTGGCATTGGTAGACCTGTGGAACAAGATATTGATTTCAAGGGTGTTCGCAGACAAACACAATGTTTACGACTTGGGAAAATCGCACGAGATATTATCCGCTTGTGTCCAATTACGGTTACATTTAAAACTGGTCTAATGGCTTCTCACTTGGAAGCTGGGGATGTCGTAACAATCTCCAAAACATACATTGATGAAGACGGTATTAAACAAGAGTTGTTTACAAATCAACAAGCACGTATCACCGAAATAAAAGAAGAAGACGGTACATTTGAAATTACCGCACGTCAATATAACCCATCAATCTATGATGATACATTCGGTGCATCTCTAAAGGTATTCGGTACAGTTGGTAACGATAAACCAATCAGATTAACACCAGCGACTGTTAAGCCTGTTGAGAACATTCAATTCAATCAAATCTACCGTGGTAAAGTCGATGGCTTACCAACATACGACATAGTATTATCCTTTGATGAGCCAGACGACATCGAGTTCCGTTCTGCATCGGTTTATATTCAAACCGTACACAATGGTGTGGCTGGCGAATGGAAAAACTATGGAGAATCCAAAGGTATCACAACTATCATGGGTCTTAAGCGTGGCGACACAATTAACGCACGTATTATACCAAACGATTCCAAAGGTATTGAACATGAGGAATCCATGTCTGCTCCATCGTATACTGTGGTTTCCAAGTTTGGTACACCAGAGATGCCACAGAACTTACGACTTAAGGTTACAGACGAAGCACGTATCACATGGGATATAATCAAGAATACCGATATAGACCATTATGAAGTATCCACCACTGGGTTCTTTGATAATGGAGCGGTTGTATCTGTTGACAATGAAACACCAATTACATTAACAATGCGTACTGGCAAGATTTATGTCCGTGGTATAAACATTGATAATGTCGCTGGTCCATCGAATTTTGTAACATATGATTATCCAGAATTAAATGTTCCACAATTAAATTACATCAAATCACAATCTGGTGCGTTCCAAGTTGTTTTAAAAGATACACCAAAGACAAATCCACCGATATTGAAAACAGTCTTTAGAGTCAACGATAAAGACTTTAGAACAGATACCAATGTGTTTACTTATGTTGACGACCCAGCAGTTTACAATGTGTCTTATGCATATGAAGACTACTTTGGTACTGGTCAATTCTCCAGTGGAACGAGTGCGGTAATTAAACAGAACATCAACCAAGATTTAATTAATCGTGCAACCGCAGCAATCCAAAGTGTTGAACAGATGCAAGCAAACATTGATACAATCAACACACGGATACAAAATGCGGTCACAGAACAAATCCAAAATTCAATCGGTGGTGCAAAATTAGAAATCACCAAAGCAGCCGAAGCCATGAAACAACAAATCACGGATGCACAACACAAGATGGAATCCACGATTACACAAACGGCAAGTGCTTTGGATGCAAAAATCAGAGATATTGACTCACAGGTTCAATCACGAGTAACACAACTCGCAAGTACGATTGAGTCTTCTATTAAGTCTTTATCTGGCGATGAAATTCTAAGTCGGATTAATCAATCAAGCGGTGGTACTCAAATTGACGGTAAGCTATTGCACGTTACATCTGATTCCGTATTCGATAAAGGTGTTGTGGCGAAGAACATCGAAGCTGGTACAATCAGTACTGACAAACTCATGAGTTCTATTCTTGACTTGCAAGAATCTGGTATGCAAATCAAGGGTGGTGGCGTTCGTATTGATGCCAGCGGTATCCGCATGAGTAATGAAAACGGTTCATTTACTGCATTAACTAAGGATGGCATCAAATGGTATGACTCTAAAGGTGTTGCCTATAGTGCTATTCAACAAATGGTCTTTGGGATTGCAAACGATGGCGACCATATCGACTTGAATTGGGATTCAGAGCCAATGGTGTTTGTTGTTCCCCAAAAAATGAACTTGGGTCAAAACATGAGTGCAGCCGATAATTATCTGCAAGGAACAATGGAAACCAAGGCGGTCAATGTGTCTAAAAAAGGGTTTGACATTCACGCACGTATCACCCAATATTGCAACGGTGAGATGTACTATGGGGGTAGACCTTGGGGGAGAACAAATCTTGATAACTTTGCACCATCAAGATACTCAACAGGCACACTTACCAATCGAGTTTACATCTATAGTGAAGCCGATACGTATGTTTCCATAGAGATACCAGAAGTTGGTGTTGACGTATGGACATCCCTAGGAAAACAATACGATAGCGTAAATGTCGAGGGTGCTGGATGGGAAAATCCACCAGAGAACTCCAAAAAGTGGTTATCACCAATGGCATCTGGCAAAGGCAAAACTGTTTTTACTGGAAGTGGTAGTGGTTCTACTTATAGTGGTCATTATGAGTTTCAACAATACAAACAATGGATGATTGACTATGAGAAAATCCCTAGAAAAATCATCGCAATTCGCTTACGCAAAGGTCAAAACGTAATCGCTTGTGCAATTCCAGCGTTTGCTATTACGCCAAGCAATCCTTGGTTTAAAATTGCGAACATACCATCGCTCCCAGAGGGAACATACTTTGGTATTCGTTCCCCAGAGCCTGTACAATGGTTTGCCGTGAATGTGCCAAAAGAAAATTACTTTATGGCATCACACGCAAACTATAAGACAACTAAGTTTACTGGTCGTGGAACATACACATTTACACCGACTGGCAAACGATTTAAGATTACCATGATTGGTGCATCGGTTGCATCTAGGGGTACAAGACCAGAATCTTCTGAAACACGAATCGTTGGTAATGGCATTGATTATAAAACATCTGGTTATGCAACCAACTTGTCACTCAATAATCAACAATCATATAAACAATCGTTCCATTCTGTACATGAATCGTCAAAACACAACGAAAAGGGTTCTTTATACTTTATGGCTAATGCTTTTAAAGTTGGTACAGACAATGTGTCTACTTGGGGTGGCGATGGATTGTCAATGCCTTGTTATGTCTTGGCTGGCAACAACGTGTCATTCTTTAACGCAAACTTTACCAACAGACGTAATCTAAGCGGTAATCCAACAGAGTTCTTGCGTTTCCCAGACGGCAACTATCAAGGACGTGGCGATGTGAATGACGACACAAAAAACCTTGGTGTGTTCGGTGAACTCGTTGGTTGTCCATCGTTTACATTCACTGGTGGCGGTGGCGGTAATCCCGGCGGTTACGCACGTGATATGTGGTGGGGCATTGAATGGCAGATGGGTTTATCCAAGGCAGTCACATATAATGTCAACGTACCAACAGGCGTAACAAATTATACGATTACGATTGGTGAATGTCCAGATGTAACAGTCGGTAAAGAAATCCATTTCCCATCTGGACCGTATGGTGATGATGGTGGTTCTATCAGAATAACAAACACACAACCATTTGACGGTGCAGTATTTATTACGGAGGAATTGTAATGTATTATAACGTATCGTTCATGGGGCAAGACCCCATGAATTTTTATGTTTCCGCTATAGAAACAGACGAAACCGTATCATACGAAACATACCAATTGTATATGTCTGGCAATTACATCAAGGGTAATGACGGAGAACCAAAACCAAAAGAACAAACAAATGTTCAATCAACCTCTGGTGCAACAGATGCGGTCATTCAAGAAGATACAACGCCTGTATTGCCAGATTTACCAAACCTTGACCCATACGTTGCGTTAAACAACAAAATCAAAAAACTTGGCAAGCAGATGGAAGACACACAAATATCAACCGATAACATTTATCGTGTAGCACATGGAGATTTTATTCCAATTCCAAGTGGTAAAAACCCAAGTGATTTTGTGTATGAAATCTTAAGCGTTCAAGTATCTGGTGATACATTTAATTCTCCAAATGTTGGTATGATTATACAACCTCCAGAACATCCGTTCTACCGAGATGCCAATATCACAATCGGAATTGTAAACACAAATCAGTCATATATTTCAAACAACGTAACAGACCCAACAAAACATATCACAGGTTGGTTGACCGTTAAAGTCAACGAGAAAACAAACACTCCGCAAGATACCAATGGTCAACCGCTGGTGACATCTATAGAACAATAGAAAGGAGGTATATCAATGAAAGATTGGATTCGTGTTGAAGACGAAATTATGCACGTTGGAGCAGATTGGAATCGGTTGTATTCCGTTGATGAATCAATTGATTTAACAGATGTAACTGCCGTGTGTAAAATCCGTGATTTGAAAGATAATGTTTTACTACAGGCAACGTGTACTGTGTATGAACACGGCGTAGTCGTATGGTTTCCATATGAAGATACATTAACACTCAATCGTCAAATCAAGAGGGGCAAATACGATGTTTTCATTCAAAAAGATTCTAAATCTTGGAAACTTGTCATGGGTGAAATCGAAATTATCCACGACATTTCCATGCATTAATTTTAAACCAAAGGAGCATACAATCATGCCAAACGAAGAAGCAATCCAAAAAATGTCTATTGTTGACCCAATTCAAGTCAACGTAAATATTCCAAACTTTGAGGGAAAACCCGGGAGAGATGGTACAGACGGTCGAGATGGTGACGATGCATACCGTATTGCCGTCCGCAATGGCTTCCTAGGAACAGAAAAAGAATGGTTACTAACACTAAAGGGTCAAGATGGTAAATCCGCATCTGCACCTACGGCACGACAAACCTTGTTGCAAAACAATGTATGGTGCGAAGATGATACCGTGGATTCTGTGTTTACTGCCATTATTGGCAACTGGGGAAAACCATTGCCACGTACAGATTATCGACCAATAGCTTTACAGTCCACAGTATTGGTTGGTTCACCAAATATAATATTTAGTGGCGAGCCTCATTTCAAAGTAAAAATTGACAATAAAACCGTTGAATTTAACTCTACTGGACTCGCTGATGTGACTGTTTCAAGTTCTAATACTGGCGACTCTTACGTGGCACAATACTTTGGATATATTGATAATCATCTCTCCGATATTAATGTGGCTTTTGGTGATTTAAGTTCTGTTTTTAATAAAGGTTCTTTGGTTGAAACAAAAGAACTTCGTGTAAATTCAGATAGTCCAGTTAGAGTTTCAATTTATGATAACAAAGTTGTTGAGTTAGTTCATACAGGTAGTAACCTTGGTTTGCAACCAACACTAGATGCGAATAAAATCAAAACAATCAAAGATTATGTGTTAACAAAAATTAGCGACATAGACACATTAATCATTGACGATGTACTTACTAGCCAAATGTGGACAACTTTTTCTGCATCCGCTCTTGATGAAATTGTACTAGGTATTGGACATGGCGTAAATCTTAAGATTGATTTCTCTTATTATAAAGAGCAAGGATATGCACGTGATGAAGAAAGAATATTCACCTCTGTAAAAACAAGCAATCGACACTCTGCTCCTTATATTGGTAAAGCATTGCAAATTGGCACATCAAACGTAATGATTTTTAAACCTACAGGCTTTAATATCATCTACCGATTTACTCCAAATACAATCCTTGAATCTCAAGACTCTCTATAAAAAAACACAAGGGGATACAAACCAATGTATCCCCAATATTTTCACAAAATCTCTTATAGAAAGGACATCAATGGAAATACTAACAATGGTATCTCTCATATGTGGTATCTTGGCATCTGTTGGGGCAATCATAGGGGTTATCTTCAAGTTTGTAATCATTAACCCTTTAAAGGTGTCAATCGACAATCTAACTAAAGTTGTTGAAACCATATTGAAAGATATAGAAACAGGTCGAGTAGACCGATACAATCAAGCCATACGTTTAACATCTATAGAATCAGATGTTCGACACTTGGATTCTCGCATGGAGTCCATTGAGGAATCCTTAAAAGGGCGGTGATACCAATGAATAACATTATTGATTCAATCAAGGGTTATTACACCAAAGTACGAACCGCCCATATTAACATCAAATCACTACAGTTTGTAAAGTTTGTTATTACAACCTCGTTCATCCCAATATTTATGTACTTGGGTGTTTGGTTGTATGCAATCTATGCAATGCACATTGGTTTAAACGTAACAATTCTGGTTTCTCTATTATCGGAATTACGATTGTTCGTATCCGTAATCTTCTCAACACAGACTGTTGCTGGCGTACTTGCTTATGGCGTTGCTTTAATTGATTCAGATGGCAATGGAGAATCCGATGAATTAGATGCCAAAGCACACGCCCAATCCAATTCTAATATCACCACAGGAGATACAAAATGAGAACCATCGAAAAAGACGAACTAATGAGTATGGCTACAAGTGCAAGGGGTTATATCGACCATATATACTTGCATTGGTCTGCTGGTCACTACAACCAAAGCCATACCGATAAATACCACATTTGTATTGACAAAGACGGTAAAATGTATACCGATGTTGATTTACTAACGGAACACCGTGACCATACGTATATGCGAAACAGTCGTGCCATCGGTATCACTTTGAACGGTTGTTTTGATGCCATAAGTCCGACAAACATGGGTACAGAACCACCGACTGAACAACAAATCTATGCACTTAGCTGGCTAGTGGCGTTACTGTGTGTTCAAATCGGTATTCCGCTTGATATTCAACACGTAATGACCCATGCGGAAGCCGCAGACAACAAAGACGGTATGGACTTGTGTTATGACGACCCAACGCCATATCCGAATAATACTTACGGTCCAGATTCTACGTGTGAACGATGGGATTTATGGGTGTTACGTGAGAATGAACAACCGTGGTCTGGTGGTGACAACATTCGTGGTAACGCACGATACATCGCACACAACGAATGGGGGATTGACATATGATGCATTACAAGATTGAAAAACCACCCCTATGGAAAACGGTCGGTACTGTGTTTTCGATATGTTTAATTGGCTTGTTCGTGTGTGTATATCTATTGTTTAGCGGTATACACGCACATGAACAACAATTGCGACAAACCGAAATTGAATTGCATAAAACACAATTGGAACTACAGGTGACACGACAAGAGCGTTCAATGTTGCAAAACAAGGTAAACGTATTGGAAAACATTGAATACGACCGTGGAACACTGGCAAGACCATAACGGAGAAACAATGAATGAAACGATTAAAACATATGTTCGGTCAAATCCAAAGTATTCGATTTGTGTTATTATTGGGATTGTTATGTTTGTTGCCATTGGGTTATTCCTATGGACAAGAACCAACAGTAACATTGACACAACACCAATACGAAACGCTACAAGAGAACTTGACAACGCTAGAGAGTACAATCGACAATCAATTGAATACAATCAACGAATTGGAGATGCAGTTACACGCAGCGAAGTTATCAACGAGCGAATCGAACAAACAATTGATGGAAGCATCAACGCTAATCGTAGAACAACGGAAGCAATTGACCGAAGCACAGAACTTGTTAAAGCAGCAAGAACAGACGCTGCAAACGCAAAGAATCTCATTAGAGAAAGCCGAAATATACTTAACGCAGCAAAAAGAGATAATCAAGAAAGCACAACGGAATCAACAACAAGCCAAACTCATTAATGTGTTATTGGGTGCAACCGTTGTATATCTTGCGGTTAAATGATTGGATGGTGGTCTAATTATCTCTACAGTATACAGTAGCGGATGTATACAAATTCTCTGATATAAACGCAAAAAATTGGGGATATACCAACTAAGGTATATCCCCAATTTTTTGCGTTTATACGGTTATTTCTTTAATTCCAATGGTTTCATCTTGGTGATACAATCGCCACGTAATTGGATGTAATACCCAACACCAGCTTTCATTTCAACCAAGTATGAAGACCACATAACATACTTATTGCCCAGATGGTCAAACACATATGCCATTGGTTTACCAGTCTTGGTTGTTCTTTGTTTGAAATCAGAAACGATAATCGCCTTGACATCACGACCGTTTGCCAATTCTGTGTTATATTCCATTAATGGATTCTCAAAAGAACACCCAAGGTATTTATACCTAATAGTAGCCAGAGGCACCTTAGAGGTCAAATCTGGCGATTCTATGAGTACTATGGAGTCATACTTAGATGTCCATTCTTGGATTTTCTTTTGAATGTTCTCTAATTTCTTTTCCATAGATTGCAATTGCTTTGGTGTTGCCGTTGGAGATTCCGTTTGCATCAACTGCTGGTGGTCACGCAATTTATGATTCCATTCGTCAATCTTGTTTTGTGCGTTCTTGCGGTCACTATCGAATGACTTATACTTGGGAATTAATGCCATGAGTTCGTTTGTTTCTCCCAAGAAGTCTAATGCACCACTACCGACTAAACCCTCTAGTTGCAACTTAGTGTATTTACTAAAGATGGCATCTATTGTATACTCTTGTGGTTTCTCAATCTTGTTGATACCCTTGATATACGCAAGACCTACACGAATGGCATTACCATCGACTGACCACTGGCGGTCACTATGGCGTAAATCTGGTGGTAATATCTCGATGCCCTTGCGTTTAATTTCTTGGATATATGGCAAGATTTTCTCTTGGTTGCCATCTTCGGAGTTGATGGTTGCCACATAAAATTCTAACGGATAATGGGTCTTTAGATATGCCGTGATGTATGCCATATATCCGTATGATTGAGAATGAGCCTTATTAAATCCATAGCTTGCTGCTGCAATAATCATGTCTAAGATTTGTTTCGCAACATCTTCATTTGTACCATTCGCAACCGCACGGTCAACAAATTCTGCCGTAATCTCTTGCATTAAATCGTGGTCTTTTTTACCAACCGCACGTCTTACGGTATCGGCTTCCGCCATTGAATACCCAGCGATAATCTGACATACACGCATGATTTGTTCTTGGAATACCATAATCCCATATGTTTCACCCAATGGTTCTTCTAATCGTTCATCCAAGCATTCAAACGGTTTGCCCTGTCTACGTTCGATATACTCATCAAGCATACCTGTTAAAATACACGCTGGTCGATACAAGGCAACTACGGCGATTAAGTCAATAAAGTTCTTTGGTGCAATACTTTTGAGAGTTCTAATCATTCCCGGTGATTTCATTTGAAACACACCAAGCGTATCGCCCTTACATAACAAATCCAACGTAGGCTTATCATCCCAAGGTAATTTTGCTAAGTCAAGACTGTCCTTAACTCCAGCCATCGTTACACAATCATTGATTACATCCAAGGTTCTAAGACCAAGAATATCCTCTTTCAGAAAACCCATAGATTCTAAATGTTTAAAGTTTGTGGATGCCACAAATGTTTCTTCTTTTGTTTTAGAATCTTTTTGCATCTCTAAAGAGCAATACTTGGTAATATCTTGGTTTGAAACAATTACTGCCGATGCGTGTTTACCAAAGCCAGTCATGATACCAACCAGTTTCTTAGCGAGTTCAAATAGCTCTGGATGCTTGCCATCGTTTACATGGTCTAGTTTGGCATACTCTAGGTCATTATCATGGTAATCTTCATCATCATCGAAAGAAACATCCTTGATTTTCTTTGAGTATGCATCTGCGATGATATGGTCTATGTTTAAACAACGTGCGGCTTCTTTTAAAGCACCAGATGCTTTCATATATGAGAATGTACGACATTGGTATACATATTTGTATTTTTCTTCGAGATATTGAATAACTTCTCCTCTGCGTACCTTAGAGCAATCGTTATCGACATCTGGGGGTGATACACGATTGGGGTTTGCAAACCGTTCAAAATACAAGTTATTTGTAATAGCATCCAAAGATGTAATATCGAGTAAATATGCACACTCGCATCCTCCAACCGAACCACGACCATGACCAACTGGAATATCACGCTTGCGACAAGCATCGAGAATATCTTTGGTAATCAACAGATAGTCCATGTACCCAACTTGTTCAAGGATATTAATCTCGTGTGGAACACGTTCGTCAACACGTTTTTTAAACTCTGGTGTAACCTTGCCGATAATCTTTTGTTTATATCCATCACGCAACGCCTGTAAAAACACAGGTTTAACATCTCCATCTTTAACATACTTAGGGTACACATCAAGGTTAAAATCAACCTGTGCATTACATTTGTCAAAAATAACATTGGTATTCTTAACCATCGTTTCAACCATGTCAATACCGAATTGTGGATACAGACGGTCAAACACTTGTGCTTCCGATTGAATAAAGAAGTCATTGCTTGCATAGTATTGGTCTTCATCATCATCTTGTGAACGACCACGGAACGCTTTATGTAAAGCATAATCTTCTTCATGGACATAATGAGAATCACAAGCAGCAATCAATGGTACATCATATTTTGCACCCATTTCTGCAACCATTGCATTAAAACGCTTTTGGTCTTCATGTTGATACGTATGGATTTCAAAATACAAGTCGTCACCGAAGATGTCTTTAAACTGGGGAATTAAAGACTCACGATTGTCACCCTTTAGCCATCCACCCATGCAAGCCGATGTACAGATTAACCCCTCGGAGTACTGCTTGATTATATCTAAATCAATTCTTGACTTGTAATAATAATGCCGATGTGCTTCCGTTGTCAATCTAAACAGATTTTCAAGACCAACTTGGTTCTTCGCAAGAAATAATATGTGTGAATACGATTTGTCTTTGATGGTCACATCATACGTATAGTATAACTCTGACCCCATCAACAGTTTTAAATTTGTGTTATGCTTCTTGTTATATTTCTGTAGATGCACATATGTGTCAATCAATCCAGAGCAACCATTGTGGTCTGTGAGTGCAAAACCACGTTGCCCCAATTCGTGTACACGTTGGATAATACCATCGACAGAACTAATGGCATCTTTCATTCCATAGTTTGAAAACTGTGAATGTAGATGCGTATGAATAAAGTTATCCGCCATATTTCCTCCTGTTACAAAATTCTTTTGTAAATTTCTAAATCCACTATTGACAGTATACCACAACTTGTGCAATAATACAAGTGCGGAAAGTTTTACCGCAAAAGTATTTTTCCACAGAAAAGGAACAAAAGAATATGGCAAAAGAAAAACCACTTGACAAGATTACTGATGTAATGACACCTGTTGGTGAATCTGTGTTTGTGAAAATCAATGGAGTTATTGACGACTTCGCTGGTGGTCGCAAGTACACGGCGACAATGCATTTGGATGATGCAGATGCAGAAGCCTTGAAAGAAAAGTTGGTTAAAATCTGGGAGTCTTCCAACACTTGTAAACAACGTGAAGAAAACGGTAAAGAAACAGACCGTCCAACCTTTACATTGACCAAGAAAAAAGACTACGGATACCAATTAAAGGCATCTACGCAAGTTGAGTTCACCGACAAAGATGGTAATACACGTGAGAATGTGGTTCGTTTGGTTGACGGTGACAAAAAACCAATGGACGAAAAGACTGCTATCTGGAGTGGCTCTAAGATTGCCCTTTGGATTGGTGTACGTCCATACGAAACTGCTATGATGTACGGTGTATCACTTAAACTCAAAGGTATTCAAGTCATTGACCTTGTGACTGGTGGCGCTGGTGGTGCTTTCGGTGGTTCTGCATCCGAAGATGTTGGCTCTTATGGTTCTGCCATGAGTGATACATTTGACACTTCCGAAGACATCCCATTCTAACAAAAGAATTTCCTTGGTCTACAACAGAATATTGAAAACCAAAATCAACCCAAGTCAAATACGGCTTGGGTCTTTTGGCGTTCAATCAATGGTTGTATATTCTGTGTAAAACATACGATAAAAATTCATAAAAATACATAAGAAAATCCCTTGACAAAATTAGACTTTTGTGATACCCTATCAAACCTAAGTTTAAAACATAAGAAAATACTATAGTTTACCCTCCTAGGGGTAAACAAAAGTTTCATACAAGGGTTTTCTCTCTTATGTTTTTCACCTAGGTTTAAAACTTATGTCCATACCTAAGGTATGCTCCTAGGGTTAAAACATAAGTGAATACTTGTTTGGTTATCTTTTGTATTCTTCACTTACGTTCAGAAATACAAAAGATAACACGAAACTGGAGAAAACGGCAAAGCCGTAACCGCCCTTGGCGGTTGTTACAAGTCAGATAATAATTTGTGTTGACTTGTCCATTTACGTATGGTACAATGTATGTGTATCAAGTCGGAAAGAAATGAAAGGAGGTCATACAATGACGGCACAAAACTTTATCGACAAGGACTTTAAGAAAAAGGCTTGGACACTTGCCATGATGTACTTTAAGAAATGTACAACCAATGGTGCGTTCCATAACGGCAAACCGTCTTCTGAATTTTTTAAAGTACGTTCGTTTTTCATGCAGATTGACGAAAACTCAATGTTGAAACTATACAAGTACATGGACACGTTACAGAAAACAGAAATGTCGCTAACTGATGTGTTCATTGCAGCAAACGAACTTAATGCACAACAGTTCGCCAAGAAGAATACGAATACGGTTATTCGTGAACGACAAGCCTTTGATTTGAATAAATGGTTTGACGATAATGCGTAAAGTCAAACAACTTGGATTCTTGGTCGTCAACAAACAACAACCAAAACCCAAACGATACATTAAGCGATTGACCGTCAATGGTCTAATCAGACGAAAGAAACTGTTTAGATTTTGGTATACCTTGAATTGCACGAAAGAGGAAGACATCTTGACTTCATTAAAAGAACCAAAAGCAGTTGTTATCTTTGATGCGTTTACCGTTGGTTCTCTGCTTAGATTGACCTTGAATGGACGTGTCGAGTCACATACTCTAAATTCTGACAACTGTTCATTCGGTTGGTACAAGCGATGCATCACAACGTATTTGTTCATTGTTGACCATAATCGGAATCGTACATTTGTATTCGGTCACAAAAAACGCAAGATTACCACAGAACGAGAACTATGGGAATCAAGCGATATAAATTATTGGGGGGTGTAACATGGATTCATTTATTCGACTACAACTGACAACGGCAACGATTGTCAGACATAATCTAATACATCTGTTGGAGTTTATACGGATAAACCACATCAGCTCCATACAGAAAACGGAAGATGGCTGGCTGGTATTGGAAAACGATAAAAACGCATGGACACGTAGGGCAACTGATTATACGTTCATTGGTATTAATGATGTTCTTCCAGATGGTGTCATTACGGTTGAAAACTTTTACCAAAACAGATATGAGTTCTTAGACAAGATATTTACAGTCAACGAAGATATATCCCAAGCGATATACACTTTGTATGATGCTTTAATCAAACTGGCGAATATCTACCAAGAACCATACAACCCAAAGGATACATTGTTCTTGTATGACCATGCATCCATCTATAGAATTGACAATAGCGGAGAACAACATTTTGTTACACACATTGAGAATGTACCAAAATACATTCCATTCAAACAAGTGTGTCAAGACAAAGATATTATCTCGGTAAGAACGGCAGTCAGTCAACTGTATGATTTAAAATGTTGTATTGACCCATCTATTGACTATGAACTAAATCACCAGTTAAAAACTCTACAGGAGGAATACCCAGATGAATACACTTTCAACCTTAAAGTACAAGATTGACTTACAGGAGTTAGTCGAAGAATATACCACGTTATCACGAAACGGTGGTAAAATCCCAAGGGGTACTTGTCCAATATGTCACGGAGATAATCCAACAGAGTTTTGTATCCTTGGCGATAAATACTATTGTCACAAATGTGGTTCATCTGGTGATGCAATCGGTTTCTATTCAGAAGTAGAGGGTTTACCGTTCTATCAAGCGGTTGAAGCCTTGGCGGAAAAGTATGAGGTATCAACAGACGACCCTGTGTATCAAAAGCAGAAAAGCATCGTTGGTCAGAATACCAAAATTGCCATCAAGTATCATAAAGCCGTTGATGCCGTTCGTGAATACATGAATGTCAAACGAGGTATTAACGATGATACGTTGGAAGATTTTCTGATTGGTTATGACAAGGGTGGTTTCTTGGGTGTACAGTCGTCTGGCATCGTCATTCCAATTCAAGATGCCTATGGTCGTATCGTTGGGTTTTCCAAGAGAAGATTGGAAGAAACAAATGAACCAAAATACAAGAATACCAAAGAAGATGATGTGTTCGTTAAGCGACAACTGTTGTTTAATTATCATCGTGCGGTCAAGATGTTACATCCGAATGGTGTACTTCATGTTGCCGAGGGGTATCTTGATGTCATGTCCGCACACCAACAGGGTATTCCATGTGTTGGGTATCTTGGTGGACGACTTACAAAAGACCAGATTGGCTTGCTCTGGGAATTACAAAAGCGATACAACGGAGATATTACGTTTGCATTGGCGGTTGATAATCCAGAGTGTGATGCGACTGGTCGTAAAGCATTGTTAAAAACAAGGGAAGATATTAATAAATACGCACCAGATTTAAACGTGCGTGTGGTCAAGTATCCGAAAAATGATGAGTAAATACGACAATCTACCGAAAAGAATCGGAATTAGAAAACAAAAATGGATTGATGCACGACCAATGTATTGTGAACCACCATATAATTATGCGTGTAAATTATGTTTGCGTTGTTGTGTCAACCTCAAAGGCAAAGTCAGAAATCGTTGTGGTTTTAAGAAAGCTGGGTAAACAATGGGATATGCACTATTAGATGGCACTTGTGTGTCTTCAATGATTAACAAAGAATATACTGTGAATGGTTATCGGTTTATTACACAATTTGACAACGGTTGGATTGCCATTCGTTTTTTAGACGATGTTCCAACCAATTGTATCAACCAATTCAGTAACATTGGTGCGTTCAATGAATACATCGAGTATTTAAAACGTAAGCCACACCATAATGATTACGTAGCCATGGCAACACAAGCGGAGGAAAGCAATGGATAAAATAACATCAGATATATTGTTTCATATCAATCAGATGTTCAATTTTGTAGAACCCATTAACAATCCAACAGAATTAACGATTGGTGATACGTTGTATAATATCCATGTATACGCTGGGTATAAAATTACTGTAGATAATACGGTGACACATGCGTCTACCGATTTTAAAGACTTTATGTCGTTTCATGATTTTGTAATGGGGGGGCGCATAGATGAAAACATTGTATATGGTTAAATACGGTTGTGGACAATGGGAAGATTACCATGAAGATATTGAATGTATGTATGAAACATTTGATGATGCCAAACAGAAATGTCTACAGTTGCAATCCGAAATCGACCAACGATTACAAGATAATCAACATTGGTATGATACGTTGGATAAACTGGATGATGAATACATCGAGGGCATCTATAATGAAGTCACTGGTAGAACATCTTGTGGCGTTTCGTTCTATGAATTTGTTGATAGTCCGAATGATTTTCCAAGAATCTTAGGTTTGTTTGACGACAATATGCAAGAGAAATTACTGTTGTATGCCGAAGCGGTAGAACACGTAGACTCAATCAGTATCTTTGATAACGAATACGATAGTCCACATTACTTTATGTCTGTATATGAATGGTCAGACGATGGTTCAATGAAATGGGTTAATACCTTTGGTTCTGAAAAATTGGAGAATATGTCATGCTTGAAAAGAAATTAATTTTATGTGTTTTTAAAAAAATATTATTTTTACAACCTTGACATATTGTGTGCCATATGATATATTAATGGTGTAAGAACGATGGTTGAGCTGCCTAAAGTATTAATCCATCGTATTTTGGGATTAGATTCCCAATTGACAAAAAACATTCGTCCTATTGGGTTTTAAATCCCAGTTTTTAACACGGAGGTAAAAATTATGCAAGTTGTATCTTATGTTGATTTATTCGGTGATAACGATTTCATCAGTTGTTGCGAAGAAGATGTACTTATAAAAGATGGCATCAAGTATTTACCATTGGATGTTGTTTATGCGGTTGGGTTCCATTATGAAACAAAAGACATACAGGAGGTAGAGTTTGAATGAACGTATTAATCGCTTGTGAGGAGTCACAAACCGTCTGTAAAGCGTTTAGACAACTTGGGTTTAACGCCTATAGTTGCGACATCGTGGAATGTTCTGGAGAGCATCCAGATTGGCATTTTAAAGAAGATATCTTTGAGGTAATCAAACGCAAAGGTGGTGTTACCCAAAGTGGAAATCTTGTGTTTGTTGACAAATGGGATTTAATGATTGCACATCCACCGTGTACGTTTTTATCATCCAGTGGTGCAAAATGGTATTATCACCCAGAAGACAAAGATTTACCGACTGAACAACGTAGACCGCATCCACGGTTTCCACATCGGAAACAAGACCAAGATGCAGCCGTTGATTTCTTCATGGCGTTATACAATACTAACATTCCGTATATTGCCATTGAAAATCCTGTTGGTGTCATATCCAGTAGATTCCGTAAGCCAGACCAGATTGTGCAACCGTTTATGTTCGGTAACGCAGCACGTAAGACCACTTGTTTATGGCTTAAGGGTTTACCACCTTTAGAGCCAACGAAGCTAGTGGACGAGGGCGAATCCATTGTATTCCGTAGTGGAAAGAAAATGCCTAAGTGGTACTGCGATGCGTTGACAAATGCGAAAACCGATGCAGAACGCAGAAAATTACGCAGCAAAACATTTGATGGCATCGCACAAGCAATGGCATCTCAATGGGGAACATTTGTTAAACACAAAATGGAGAAAAACAATGATTGATTTCTTGGAAAAACATTATATCTTTTTCACACGATTTGTTTGGATTGCAACCTATATCGTGTTATTGGGTGTCCTTGATTTTTATAGCGTATATAAAATCAACGATGTACCGACATTTGTTTGTTTTATCTTTGGTATCTATTGGCTTGCCAAGATATTGACCGCAATGATTGTCATTGGTGTTGCAGCCTTGTTACAAATCAATGTTGACATCGAATTAAAATCATCGTTTACAATCAACGATAAATACATTTTTTAAACCATAGTATTTATCCACAGGAGAAAAATTATGAAATACAGAAACGGAAATGCGGTTGTCACCTTGGATTTACGAGATGGCACACGCATTATTGAATACCCAGACAACGAACCATTGACACTAGAAACGCCACTCAATATTGATATTCGTGTATCTACACAATGTCCATATGGTTATAACGTGGAAACACAGAAATCTACTTGTGCATTTTGTCACGAATCTGCATTGGTTAGCGGAGTAGAATGTCATTATGGTGTTCTACAACAAGTGTTGATGGACGCAAAATTACCACGTGGGACAGAAATTGCCCTAGGTGTAAACGAAGTAACGGATAATCTTGTGCAGTTTGTCAAGAACTTATATAGACTTGGATTGGTTGTCAATATCACGATGAACGAGCGTTATATCACCGAATTTGGCGATACAGGGTTAAAACAAATGTTGCCCTATGTGTTTGGTCTTGGTATCTCTTATCGTTCGTTACAGGGGTGTTTATCGTTGCCAGATTGGATTGCCGATTATCCACATACGGTTATTCATGTAATCAACGGCATTGATAATTTTGACGATGTAAAAGAGCTATCTGTGAAGTACCACAAGTTGTTGGTCTTGGGTGAAAAAGACTTTGGGTTTAACCGTGGTAAAGTTAACTTGGATACACCAGAACACAAGCAATGGAAATCTAATATTATGCAATTGACAAAAATCTTTGACATTGTGTCTTTTGATAACTTGGGGTTGCAACAATTAGAAATCCGTGGTAAAATTACAGATGAGGAATACAAATCGTTTTACCAAGGCGAACATTCCATGTATATCAATGCGGTGGAACAATATTTTGCTCCATCCAGCAGAACACGGAATAACATCAAGCACTTTGGTGAAACCGATTTACGTTCGTATTTTCAATATTGCGAATTACAGGAGGTGTCGCATGATACTTATTAGAACAGGCGTATTTGAAACCAACAGTTCTTCTTGTCATTCAATGGCAATTGTCGGACGACTACAAAAGAAAACGCCAAGAGATGCAACCATTACAGACATATATGGAGAACTTGGGTATACACCAATGTTTGATGATGTCGTGTGGACTGTAAAATTTGAAGACTATTTATGGAAACAACAACAGTTGTGCAATTCCCAAGAAAAACTATGGTTTTTATTGTCTTACATCTACAGTGAATACAACTTTGATTCCATATTTGTCGATGAGTTCTATCTAAAAGTAAAGCGTTGGTTATCTGACATTGGTATCACGTTAAAAGAACCAGACTATAGTGAATACGAAGATTATGTCGATGAAATTTTATCTCAATCTATTTTTAGACAAGAAATGTTCCAAGTACCAAAAGACTTGTATGAATATTTGTTTGATGATGATTTAATTATTGACATTCGTTCCATCGAGGTAAATGCTGAATACTAATGGGAGGGATACTAATGGATTCACAAGACCAACATTCTTTAGAGTGTCTATTAGAATCCCCAGCTGGTATTCGTTGTGATACTGATATGATGCCGTCATGTTTATCTCTAGTTAAACATATTGTGTTATACTTCGATAGTCTTTATGCTAAGGTTCAAGATATATATATGGGGTCTAATGGTCGCTATTATATGTTAGAATGTTATGAGGAATACAATAATAAGAAAAGACATCTTATTCGTTTTATTGAAGTAGAACATAAGATGAAAATTCTTGATTATTGGGTTTCCAAACAGGAGGAAACGAAGTGATGAAATTAATACGCAACGGAGTCTTTGAAACAAACTCCAGTTCTGCACATTCGTTGGCATACAAAAACACCGTCTTGCGTGATTACAATTACAAACCAAAAGACGACTTGTGTTTTGCCACAAAAGAATTGCATCTAACGAAGAAACCAAAGGAATATGAAATGTATTCGTATATGCCTATGTATTTTGATGAATACGGTTGGGGATTTGATGTATTATCTTCTCCAGCAGAAAAGCTGAGTTACCTTATGTCGTCCGTTTACCAGTATAAAACTTGGGGTGTCATTAAAGAAGACCCATTTTTCAAACAAGTAATCAAATGGTTAAACGAATTAGACATCGTTGTCAATCTACCAGAAGAATACGGTGACTCCAGTGAAGTTGATGCATATGTTGACCACCAATCTTGGAATGTTGTTACCAAAGATTTGTTTCAGACCAAAGAAGATTTGTTGACATATTTATTTAATAACGATATTGTAATCCATATTGAAAACGACAATTCGGACATCATGCAAGATTGGGTTGATAGACCAAAAGAAGTTATGGGATACAATGCAGCCATGTATTGGTGTGTTTCCAAGTACAAATGCGTAAGACGTAAATCTTGGGAAGATGGCGTGTATTTGATTTATGATGTCCTTAAGGATGGTGACGGTTGTTATCACTTAAGTTATCTGTTGATTGACAACAAGTTAAAAAGCGTTTATACACCAACAGTAGATGATACACAAGCATCCGACTGGACAGTTGCTATGGGGGTAAATAAGTATGAAATTAGTTAGAAATGGTGTGTTTGAAACCAACAGTTCATCCGCACATTCTCTTGCGTATGGCACAGACTATATCTTAAGGGGTTCTCATTGGTATCAACCAACCGAAGAACACGACTTTAGTAATCCAATGTATCGCTTGGATGCGGTACCAGACCATTATAGGAATTACACATTCTATGAATGGCTGGATGAATACGGTTGGAACGGTAAATATTTACGCACACCACAAGAAAAGTTTTCGTATCTGTTGACACAAATGGCGGATACATCGGAAGAACTGCATAAGTCAACTGATTACGAAACCATAAAAGAAATGGTTGAAGACATCGGTTGTGAAATTATTCGATGTAATGACCAAGATGGTTACGTTGACCATGAAAGCTATGGTATTGTTAACACATCGTTATTTAAGTCCAAAAAAGACTTGATTACATACTTGTTTAATGATAATATTAGAGTATACATCGAAAACGATAATAGTGAATATCAAGAATGGTACACAGGTGAAAAACACAAATGATAACATTTATAGATTTATTTGCTGGCATCGGTGGTTTTCACTCTGGCTTAACCAAAGCTGGTATGAAATGCGTTGGTTGGTGCGAACAAGATAAATACGCACAAGCATCATACCGTGCGTTATACCCAACAGATAATCTTTGGTTTTCACCAGATATTCGTGCATTAAACGGTACAGAGATGCCGTATGCAGACTTATGGTGCTTCGGTTTCCCATGCCAAGATGTGTCTATTGCTGGACTAAAAGATGGTATGGGAAATACACGAAGCGGTTTGTTTTACGAAGTCACGAGGTTATTAAATGAAACAAAACATAAACCCAAATGGTTGCTTATTGAGAATGTTAAAAACCTCTTGTCAATCAGTAATGGATGGGGATTTTACGGCGTGTTGTCTGAAATGGACAAAGCAGGGTACAGTATCGCATGGCGTATGTACAACACAAAAGACTTTGGATTACCACAAAACCGTGAAAGGTTGTTCATTATCGGACATCTTGGAAACGACTGTCCACCAGAAGTATTATACCGACCCAACCAAAGCGAACAATCTATTGTTAGACTAGGAAATCTACTGAAGACTGAGTCCTTTGGTGGCAATCCACAACGAGGTCGAGTGTATTCACCAGATGGTTTATCTCCTACGGTCACTTGCATCAAGGGTGGTGGTCAAGAACCAAAGATTTTATTGAGTAAAAACCCCAACGTAATACGCAAGTTGACCCCTAGAGAGTTCTGGCGATTACAGGGGTTTACAGACCAACAGTTTGACACCTGTGCAAAGATAATGTCGAACGCACAACTGTATAAACAAGCTGGTAATAGCGTGAGTGTTCCCATTGTATATGAACTTGGGAAGAATATTGTTGAATACCACAGGAGGGTTAATGAAGAAACCATGTAAAGATTACAATGATTTACTGGTACAGGACTATTCCATTGGCTCTCTTGAAACAGAGCCTTTGGATATTGCTTGTTTAAATGTCCTATTAGAGGAATATCCGAAGCAAGAAGACCAATACAAAAAGGCATCAAGGTTTTGCAAGTCGGTACATGATTCAATGGTGCTTGCCGACATTGCTACGTTATTGGCAAAGCGATGGGGTCGTTCCATTGATGATGTCAAGAAATATCTCGATGTATCTGCCACCAATGAAGAAGAACTATGGGGTAAAACACATGGTTTTTCTGATTCGTTTGACGACTTAAAATCGTTCATTGGACAAGATGGTGTTCCACTTGGGTTTCCATCTTTGGATTTTGCCTTGAATGGTGTTAAGCGTAAAGAAATCGTATTGCTTGGGGCATACACTAATCAGGGCAAATCATTTGTTGCAGCCAAAGTTGCTGCACATCGGTTGATGGACTCAAAAGATAATCTATTGATATTCTCAATGGAGATGCCAAGGGGTCAATTCTTGGCGAACATTGTGGAAGAAATCTTGGGTGTCGATGAAGATACTTTGGTTGAGATGTTAAAAACGGAGCAAGGCATCGAGGTGTATTCCAAAGTGTCTGCCGTATTAGACAAGCGTGTACGCTTTGTTGATGAACCGAATAAGACTATTGACGACTTAGAGAAAATCACCGAAGCGTGTTATGCCAATGATTTTCCTGTCGACTTCGTCGTGTTTGACCACTTTCATTTAATACCACAGATTGATGATATTCCTGTGTTGTCAAAAAATGCCAATCAAATGAAAGAATACGTTAAGAAATTCAATCTAATTTTGTTCATGCTTTGTCAATTTAACGAGGAATCACAGTCCGTCTTTAGCAGCGACAAAAAGAAAAAACCGTATGAAGCCATGCTAAGGCACATCAAGGGTGCTAATGCCCTCAAAGCAATTGCCGATATTGTGTTGTTACTGTGGCGACCATACAAGACTGATACACAATTAGATTTTGACGAACGTGATAAAATCAAGAATGTATCATGTATCAAAATCGGTAAATCTCGTCGCAAGCTGCGAGGACCAGCGGATATATTCCAATACAAGGTCAATGATAAAACCACGAGAATGGAAGAAATTAATTATTTTGGATAATTATTGTATTTTATTGTTGACAACATTGTGTATATATGTTAATATAATACTGTAGTTAAGTGCTACGCCTCCTTTCTTAACATAGCCGATGTAAGTGGTTGCCCCTACTTGCATTGGCACACATGGACTGTTGCTGGGTTATGGTACAAATTCGCATAAATTGTCATGTCCGAAGAAAACCAACAGGTTCGATTCCTGTACAGTTCTATTGCTATAAGCAAAATGTTTATCAAAAGGTGTGCCTGTTGTACACATCCCAAAAAGACAACACGTGTTGATTGATTACACGACAACAAATCATTCGTTTTCAATGACGGTACATTGCTTGGGTAAGACCAAGAGAATCATCTGTGATGCCATTTATCAATAAAAATGGACATGGTTACTGTTAAGCCTTAAAACAGGGTTGTGCCATTCCATAATCGCACAGGCAGACAAGTCTATAACAATCATATGTAGAAATGTAAGTTTTATTACTATACTACGAATTTTTTACTGCCGTCAGGAGCAGACGTTAAAACTTAGTCTGACCGCAAAAGACTTTAAAACATGAGCGAACGTGTACACATCTACCGCCGATGAGTATAGACGTATACGAACATAAGACATCGAGATTGCAATCTTTCGATGGTCGAATGATACAACAAGGATTGTATGGCGGTAGAATATCGAGAGATGGTGTAACGTAAGCACAGTCGTCAAGGGTGGCGACAGGTACAGGTTAAATTCCTGTTCTCTCGACCACGTGGAGAATTAGCTTAATGGTAAAGACTATTGGACGTTGGTTCGATTCCAACATTCTCCACAAGGTAAATCCATGGTGGGTCGCCACCACGATGGTCGGCATTAGACATCTGTCGTTAATGGTAGTCATTCATACGGTGCCTACTGGTGTCTACCGACATGGATGGTTGTCAGAGTGGCTTATTGAGTTTCTTTGCTAAAGAAATGTTGTTGCAAAACAACCACAGGTTCAAATCCTGTACCATCCTCCATTTATTCTTGGGTAGTTCTCGTAGCATCTGGCTATTATAGTCCCATCCCAAGAGCCATGCCACTTTAGTTTAATGGCTAAAACGAGTGTCTTGTAAACATTTGATATTGGTTCGATTCCAATAAGTGGCTCCAAGTATGGAAAGTTGGCAGAGTCTGGTTTATTGCATCGGTCTTGAAAACCGAAGAACAGTAATGTTCCGTGAGTTCAAATCTCACACTTTCCTCCATAGCCACGATACGTAATGCTACGGCATCGTATCACCGAATGGGTTACTTAAGGGTTTCTCATTCGGCTGGCATACATCGTGTTGACTTTGGTGATACCAAAGAAACACGCATAATTTTTCCTCCTATTGGGTTGGGGTAAAATCTCAACCCATTGGATGCACACATAGTTTAACGGTAAAACAAATTGATGATGGTTCGAGTCCGTCTGTGTGCAGTCGACTGAAATCCAGTGGTTATCAGACACTGGTCGGTGAGTTGCGGCATCGTAATGTGTGGAACGTAAGCCATTCCGCAACAAAAATATTATCCTAAGTGTTCATGGCGAACACAAACCAAGAAGACACCTAAGTATTTTACCTCCTTTCGTACTTAGGTGTCTTCTTTTTTGTTTCCCATAGTTGACAATCTTTGTATATTCTGATATAATTAATATATGGGGTTACAAACAATGAAAGAAAATTCGTTTTTATGTCCAGATGGTCAAACCATATTGGTCAAAGATTGCATGAACCAATGCCGTATGGGTCAACGATGTTTGGCTAAACCGTTGTTGGTTAATGCGAGTCGTGTTCGTGACTTAAACCGAACAAATTTTAGTGTCACCGAGGTGTTATCACCAACGCTTTATATGTATTTAAAGGCAACCCATAGTGAAACCATAAATCCGTTCTCATCTATTGCTGCAACGGTTGGTACATCGGTTCATGGCATATTGGAGAACTGCTTGCCACACAATTATGCTGGAGAGTTCCGATTGAATTACAATGGATTGACTGGTCAAATGGACTGTATCGACCTAGAGCATCACACGTTGTACGACTATAAAGTGGTCGGTGCATACAAATGTGCGACAATGATGGGTGGTAGACCATTGTGGAAACCATATACAATCAAGCGTGGTAAACGCAAGGGTGAAACAGAATTAAGACAACAATGGTTCTACGATGGGTTACATCATTATGGTGATTACTGTAAACAACAAAACCTATACAGAATACTGTTGAATAAACACGGTATTCCAATCAAAGATATGTTCCTACAGGTAATCATTAAGGAGCCAATCAATACAATCAAGACATTTAATTTGGACAAACAATGTTATTTAATACAGTTGCCAAAGATGAATGACCAACGATTGTTAGATTATGCATTATACAAAAAAGATGCTTTGGTTAATGCTATTGCGACAAATACGATGCCACGACAATGTTCCGCCAAAGACCGTTGGGTGTCTAAAACATATCCAATGGGTCGCAGATGTAAGGATTATTGCTCGGTGTCATATTGTTGTCCGTATTATAATTCATAGGGGAAGAACATGGTTAATATCAAAACACAGGAATTTCGTACTATAGATAAGTACCGCATTACGGCGATTAAACGACAAAGCCGAACGGCTTTTGTCAACGAAGTTAAAGTCGGTGATGAGTTTTACTTATGCACAAAACTTCATGGGGAGAAAACACAAGCTGGTTATCTTGCACCACGAGTACGGTTGTATTTTCCAGAGAAAAACCGTTATACAAAATACACAACGCAAGAACGTATGCAACAAATCTTTGGATTTAATTTTGATGTTGAAGTCGTAAAAGATACAACGGACATCAACTTGGGTGGTGACGTACAATGATTCTTGTCGGTCGTGCTGGTAGTGGCAAAGATACGGTGGCAGATTTGTTGTGCGACAACTTGCCTAGATATGCCTTTGCCGATGCCTTAAAGGAAACAATCCATGTGATTCAAGAACAAGGTGTCAACGCTGGTATGGATTATTTGTCTTCTCTTAGTGGACATACCGTTGAAGAATTAAGCGGTATCTTACCAGTCGTACAAACGATTGAGAAAACGGTTCTTGACGGTAAACAACGTGGTCATTTACAATCGTTGGGGAACGGTTTACGAGCGTTGTTTCAAGACTTTTGGATTATCGTATTACGCAACAGATTAATCGAAGACAACCCAAGGGGATATATCGTGACTGATTGCCGATACGAAAATGAACTTAAGATGTTGCAAGAATTGGACGTTGGAGAACCATACTATCGGAAGTCCATATTCATTTCTGCGAATAAACGAGAGCGTATCAAACGCATGAAACAACGTGATGGCTCTTGTGACACCTCAAAGTTAAATGATGTGTCTGAAACATCCGTTGATGCAATGAAACATATGTGTGATTATACAATCAACAATTCCAAAGATTTATCACACTTACAAACATTGGTTGACAATATCAATCGTGACATCCAAAGGGAGAAACAAGAATATGGTCAAGGAATTACACATGATTGCAATAATTGATTATAGAACCAACGAATTAAAAGCACAGGTTCGTAGGCGGATGATGCAGTCTGAATTATCTGAACAAGAAGCCGTTCATCTTGTTGACAAGGCTTGCGATGATATGACAGATGCTATTAGTCGTTTATATTCACAAGCGGAGTTATAATGAAGTTAATTTATTCTGGGGTTGTCATGGGTGACCCAGTACCACAGGGTCGTCCACGCCTATGTGGACGAGGTCGTTTTGTTCGAGCCTATGACCCTCCAAAATCTAAAGCCTATAAGCAACTGATAAAAGATTCAATCGAACATCCAAAGGATTTAACGGACGTGCCATTATTGTTTGAACTTGATGTGTACAGAAAAATCCCCTCTAGTGTTCGTAAAAAAGACCATCAAGATATGGTCGATGGATTAATTCTACCAACGAAGAAACCAGATATTGATAATGTACTAAAAGGCGTTATGGATGCATTATCTGGTGTAATATGGGTTGATGATAACCAAGTGTGCGATGTAATCACACGCAAACGCTATAGTGAAAACCCAAGGATTGAATTTAAGGTGTACGACATTACACCATAACGGAGATACATGAAATGTTAGAACAAAAATTGATAAATACAGATGGACTTGATAAAATGTGGGGTTTACATCTTGTGTGGTTTGACGGTATATCCTACCAGTTAACACCGATTGACTCTACAGATGCCGAAGATATTCGTGATAGTTGCCCTCATTGGATTGTATACTTGACTGGCGATATTCAAGAAGACTGTGAAGAAATCGAACGACAAACATTTTTACAGGGTGAAGCCTATGATAAGTGCTTGTGTGACATTGGTTTAGTCGAAGAAGACGATGTAATCGACATTACCGATTTTAAAATCTATCTACAAGTAACAGATGATTTAAAACCACATGAGCATTATGTACTTAAAGAACATGAACACGTTGGAAACGATTATATCTGCGTGTATGCCGTAGATGAACCAAACAAATCTAAAGTGGATAAGATTATCGCTGGTGCTTTGGTGAACGGCTACGACTTAGAAACCTCAGTTATCTGGGTTATGAAACTTGGGTATATGGCACAAGACAGACTACAGAAACAATTCGCAGATATTGCGTCTACAGTTGAATCATGGACGGTTTAACCGCATTAATTTTATTAGTGATTGTGCAACGGATGTGTCTTGTGATACTGATGTTTGCACTTGGTTATATTTTATACATGGGAGGTAAGCATGATTAAAAAATTATTGATTGCAGCTTGCGTATTCTTTGGTATGTGTATGGGGCAAACATACGCATATCAAATGCAAGCCGAGGTATCTGCATATACAGACCGTGGTACAATGGCAAACGGTGAATGGACTCACGATGGAGCAATCGCAAGTGATGATTTACCATTCGGCACACGAGTGATTATCAACGGTCGAACGTATGTTGTAAAAGATAGATTCGGTGGTGGTTATTCTAATGCGATTGACATTTGGATGCCATCATACGATGATGCGATTGAATTTGGGCGGCAGTATATTACTGTTGAAGTTCTAGTATAAAATAACGGAGGATTGATTATGAGTCAAACATTAAATGCAATACGAAAACAACACGGTCTTAAACCAATAGTAAAACGAGTACGTGGATTTGAATACGTATCACGCTTAGGAGCAATCGTAAGAAAACCAACACGAGGGTCAATCCATAGTGCTGGTTATGATTTCTACGCTTATGACGATTATGAAATCGAACCAAAGCAATCTGTATTAATCCAGACTGGTGTTAAAGCGTATATGCCAGATGATGAATACCTTGACTTAAGAGTGCGTTCAAGCCTTGGCATCAAACGCCAATTAATGCTTGCGACTGGTGCATCTGTGATTGATTCCGATTATTACAACAACGAAGAAAACGAGGGTGAAATCATGGTGGTTTTATATAACTACGGCGATGAAACTCAAACCATCGCAGCTGGCGAACGTATCGTCCAAGGTATTTTCACAAAATATTTCTTGATTGATAACGATGATACAACTAAAGAACGCACAGGTGGCACTGGTTCAACGAACAAATAATGGGAGATAAAAACAATCCATGAAACGATTTATGTATTTAGTGGATATGTTCAAGAATGGGGAATTATATCGTATCTCTATTTATGGGGAGTGTAGAGATACGATTCAACAATATTTATACGATATATCACCAGAGGTAATCTTTGTGAGAGAAGACGAAGAAACCGAGCGACAACAAAAGAAACGAACCAATGGTAATTTTCGTAAGATATATCACAATGAAAAATACATCGGTACAATCGTTCAATGTGACTTCAGAACAGACCGATGTCAGTCCATTGGAGAACGGTCAAAGAAAATCATTGGTACTGACAGTCGCTATAAGGTGGTAGAATGAATAGATTTACACAATTCATGTGTTCAAACATGAGTAATTTAACAAAAATACAACAGTTTGAGAAACAATATTCTTTTGACGAGTTCGCACAGAATAAACAAAAACAACGGATTTTAAATCGCTTGAACCGTTTACGGTCAATTGATTATGCGGACTCACCAGAAGACATTGTGTTACAACAAGAAGAATTTGAGAGAATGTCTTATGCGTTAATTCGGTTGCGTTCTGAATTGGGTGTTAAGAATACCCAATTGTTGATTCTCCGTGCTGGTTACCGCAAAAAACTAAAGGATATTGCCAAAGAACTCGGATTGTCTTATACCTATGTGTGTGCAAAGTATAAAACGGTCAAGAAACAAGCGAGAGAAATCGTGTTGCAACTCATGAGGGAAAACACGGTTGATGTCGATATGTTTCAACCTGTGAAGAATTTATATTTTGCATCAACACCAAAAGACAAACTGAATTATCCATTCGATTCTGCACGGAACACATTCAAGAAATATCATATCTACAAAGGTGAATACCGTGAATCATTTCATTGTAAAGCCATTGAATATCTTGATGAGTGCTTTGGCGATAAGAAAACCATTTGTAATTACTGTGGCAAACAATGCACACGATTAAACGACATGGAGGAACGCATTTGAATATCGCAGAACATTCTTTGAATACAAACAAATTAGATATGCGTGTGGATGCAGACCGTGCATATATTGCCGATGTATCCGATATACACGTTGGAAACATTTATCACAACAGACAAAAGTTCGAGGACTTTCTTACTAAAGTGCAATCCATTGATAATCTGTATTTGATTATCGGTGGTGATTCTACGGATAATGCATCCACAAATTCCGCATCATCGGTATTTGAACAATCGGAACACGGTGGCGACCAAGTGTTGACCGCTTACCATTTATTGCAACCGATTAAAGACCGTATCTTGTTTTGCCGTTCTGGCAACCATGGTTACGAACGTGCGTTGAAACACAATAAACTGATACCAGAGCAGATGTTGGCTGAATTATTGGGTGTTCCGTTTTACCACGGTATGGCATCTGTATTCTTTAATGTCAATAAGAACCTGTATGTGATTGGCACATGGCACAACGCAAAGAAACCAACGGCGATGGAATGGTTACATACCGATATTACCTTTTATGAACACTTGCACAAAACCAATTGGGAGAAAACTCATGTGGCAACACCAAACCGTATTGCCAAGGCTTGGTCAATGACTGAACATTATGACATACAATCTGGTTCATTCCTTGGTTGGGGCGGTTATTCCGCAGACAAGGGTTATCGTCCATTAGATTGTGGCACATCCATCGTAGAGTTATCTGGGGAACGTAACAAAAAGTCAATTCGTGTTCATTCCGACATTGACCATGTATTGGAACTGGAAGAGTTGCGAAAGTGTGTACATGATGCCACTTAAAGGAACACGCAAGAAAACAACAAAGAAACCAACCAAGAATCAAACCAAGGTTATTAAGCCAAAGGCACAAATCAAACGTAAACGCAAGCCACCGAAACCCAAGACACCACTTGATGCCATTCATAAGAAATGTCGTGAATGTTGTTGTGGCACACTTGCGGAAGTACAGGCTTGTGAAATTGACGATTGTGCATTATGGCATTATAGATTGACGGAAGATTAATTTCTTCCGTCTTTTTTTTATTTTGTTATTGACACAAATGTAATCATGTGATATTCTTATATCAGAACAACAAGTGATTAAACATTGGAGGTCTTTATGAAAAGATGCTACAAGATACCACATGGGTTTCATTATATGGATGTCTTACAACCGTATTTTGAAATGGGTTGGTCTTTAACAAAAGTTATGCGTATCGGTAGAGATACATCTGTTATTATTATGCACTCATAGGAGGGAAATTATGTTACAATCAAAATATTTAACGAAAGATGGTGTTAAGTCATTTTTACAGGACTTATACAACAAAGGCTACAGGTATATATTCTTTGACCCAACTATAAGGGTATATATTGCATCCGAACAAGAACCACATTTTGAAGATAATAAATATATGCATTGTTATGGTGATAAAAGGACTGCTATTATAAGTTCATTAGAAGTGACCGTCATACAAGAATGGTTAGAATCGTATTTATATATTAAGATTGACAAACATGTTGATTGTGTTGACTGGAAAAATGTTCCTGTTGATACAAAAATAATTGTTTCTCACTCAACAAGTAGTTCAGACTATTATCGCTATTTTGCAGAATACAAGGATGGAAAAGTATATGCTTGGGATTGTGGTGCAACGTCATGGAGTAGTGATTCTAAATCAAAAAGCTGGTGGGAACACGCCAAACTGGTGAAGTAACATGGCATACAAAGGATTTGGCGGTGGTAGAACACTACCAGACAAACGTGAGTACTTCATAGAATATGGCGATGGGTTTGACCACATCTTAGACCAATGTCAAACAACAGTCGGTTGTCGCAAGTGTCATGCAAAACCAGTTGCCATTGTCGAACATAAGAGGTCAAAAGATTCACAATGGATTTATCTTGCGTGTCCAAAGCATCCCAAGAATAGAACTTATGTGAATCTGGACTATGATGTCTTGTTTAAATCTTGGGAATTACTACAGAGGAGGAAATTATGAAACGAAAAGCACAAACAAAACGATATATCGAGGACGACATTTTACAAATGATACGCTTGGGTTCAATCGTATTATTGCTTGGGTCATTTATTCGATTGTTTTGGTTCAATGATTCCGATTGGTTCGCAGCAATGGTTATGTCAATCATGTCAATCACATTGCTACCAACTAAGTTAGACCACCAACAGGAGGACGAAGATGAGATTTAGCACGGCTTTTGAACATATGTTGAATGGTAAAGCCATTCGTAGATACCACTGGAAACCAGAGTCTTGTTTGCGACTCAAACGAGGGAAAATATATGTGTGTACATCAACGGAACACAAGTTACTACAAGCACTTAATGCTTCTGCTATTATGGCTTCCGATTGGCAAGTCCTTGGCGAAGAAACATACGCTAAAAAAGATGAAAGCATTATGCAATTCTTTAAAACTTTAAATCATACATTGTAAACGAAAGTGAGAAAACAAATGAACAACACAACAAAAACAACAATTTTATCCGCAGTATTCGCAATGGCAACAATGGGTGCGTTCGCAAATCCAGTTGCGTTTGGCAAATTAGAACCCTCTGCCGTAAACCCAACCGTTAATGGTTATAATTCTGTTGCCGTTGGTGCAAACACAAGTATTAATGGTACAAATACAATCGTTGTTGGTCGAGATAATACGGTTAATGGTGACGATAATATCATCCTAGGGGGTGGCAACGGTACAATCACGGCAAACCAAACAACTGTACTTGGGTATAACAATTACGCTGGCAATCACCAAGAACAAACCATCGTTGGTGCAAACAACACGTTGGATGCACAAGGTGCAATCTCCGTTGGTACACACAATGTTGTCCGTGGTATGGATGCCGTTGTAATCGGCAATAACGCATCTGCCCCAGTACAAAATTCTATTGCGGTTGGTACAAATTCTCAAACGTATGAACCTAAGGGGTTTGGTCAAATGGACATCAACGGAACAACACACGTATTCGCTGGTGAAAACCCTAATTCTACTGTGTCATTCGGTTCTAAGAAATCTGACACCTACAGTCACTTAGATAATTATAACCGACAATTGCAGAATGTATCCGCTGGTCGTATCTCCGCAGATTCCTTGGATGCAGTCAATGGCTCTCAATTGTATGCAGCCGTTGATGAAATCAATACAAACGGCACACGTATTACCAATCTAAACACCAAAGTAAATACAATTGATGGTCGTGTGACAACCAATACCGCAGACATCCGTGCAAACGAACACGCAATTTTTGACCATGAACAACGGATTACAACATTGGAAAGCAATGGTCAACAAGTATTGGGTGACATTGATAATAAAATTAATGGATTGGAACGTGGCACAAACCACGCTATTGCATCCGTATCTGCCCTAAGTGCATTACATTGGAATGGTTTCGATGCACATAATAAATTTTCTCTAAGTGCTGGCTTTGGTCATTACAAAAATGCAAACGCTGGTGCATTGGGTGCGTTCTATGCACCGAATGAAAACATCATGTTTTACGTTGGTCAATCTTTTGGTTCTGCTAAGGTAACAAACGCATCCGTTAATTTCAAAATCGGTAAAACAACGAATGTCAAACGTGATGAATTAAAAGAACTAAAAGAACGTGTTGAAATGTTGGAAAATCTATTGACGAAGTAATATACATGGGCGGTGTTAAACCGCCCTATAAGGAGATATAATGAAGATTGAATTATATGGTAAAACCTATGAACTGAAGAAAACCGCAAAACCAGATGAGGTTATCGACTTACTGATTGATGCTATTGGTCAACACGAGAATGTAACACCTACTGATGTCTTATCCAGTGTAAAAGACCAATATCTACATGGACTTGTGCCGATGTATGTAAACCTAAGAACTGCATTGAACAACGCTGGTGTAATGCAAAAGGAATTAAGTGATATTTTATATATGACACCACAAGATGTCAACCGTAGATTCTCTGGTGTTACTAAATGGAAACCATTGGAGAAACGTGCGATTGTGCAATTTTTGGAAGACCGTGGTTTTGATTATTCAGAAGAAATCTTGTTTACAGAATAATGTATGTGTGATATAATGTATGTATTGGAGGTTTTATTATGTCAGAATTTCAACAAGGTATGATTTTAAGGAATACTTGTAACGATACGCATTGTATTTATATCCAAGATATTCCAGATGTTGGATACGGAAAGAATTGTATCGTTTACAATCTGAAGTTAAATAGATATATTGTTACAGATGATAGATTATATGAAAGGATTGAAGATGATTGTCCGATTGTCAATACTTTACATACGCAAGCACTCATGATTGAGTCCTATAAGGCTTACATCCGTAATGCATCCGAGGGTTCTTTGTTTATTGCAGAAGAAGTGTTGAAACACTTTAAGCAACTACAGGGGTCTGATTTGTTGTTGACTGACAATAGCGTGTTTTCTGTGAAAAATATCAGTATTCTAAGCAGTACATTGACAACAGATTGGACAAGTCGTATTCAATTCGAGGGTGTTAGACGTTCTACAGATGGTCACAAAAGAGTTCAAATCGCTACTTTAAGAGATTTAAGACCTAATAATGTTCTTTTGGATGTCTTGTGTAAATCTGTACAGGAGAGCGACAAATGAAGAAGTCATTAGATAGACACGAGATACGACCAATCGTTAATACCCTAGAGAGCATTGAATGTGACTTAGTGACGGCTTTAATGCTGCATGATGTTTCATACGACAGACTCTGTATGCAATATGCCGTTGCTGACATTCGTGACATCTTAAATGATTTACAATCGGAGGACTAGAACTTTATGTTCGCAGTATATTGGGTAAAACCACAGAAACAAATCAAGGAATACCATGGTTCATATGATACGTTTGAACAAGCGATGCAATCCATTAGAGATTGGTGGCGAGAAAACGATTACAGACCACGGTATTATCGTGTGATTGAACATGGTCAATCTTTTACGATTGATTATGGTTTATACAATTGTTTTTACGAAATTGAATTTGAACCAAACGAACCAACGGAGGAAAACTAATGTATGCAACAAAAGAAGACCTATTAGAAGTGGCACGGTCGTTGTCAACACAAGCCACGTTATTGAGAGAACAAGCATCACTCATCGACAGGTCTACAGAATTAAATAAATTACAACACATTCGTATTTCTGCCTTGGAAGACCAATGTGATTTCTTGTTTAAACGCATTTGTAGAATCCACAAACAAATCTTTTGGTATTTGATTGCGGTAATTATCGTTAATATCGGTGGTTTGATTGCGTTTCATATGGTGACACCATGATTGAAAAATTCAATAGATATGGATGGAACTCTTTAGAAAAACAAGAGCAAAACACCTTAGCAAAAGAGTGTATTAAACTCTACAGTAAGCCACCATATAAAGATATATTATTGAATGAGTTGGTGTATAAAAACTTTGGTACACATCTAATAGTAGAACAAAAACATTCCATAGGTTTTTATTCTAAAAGACATCAAGTTCTATACAAGGAAGTTTTATCAGATGAGTTATGGCTAATGGATTGGCAAGAAGATAAATTCACTGGCTATTGTTACGATTTCAGTTTTACACGTGAGGACGAATAAATGCAAGTAACATTACAGAATTATACACCGCTTGATACGGCTGCACACGCAATGGGTCAATGCTATGGAAAAACCCTTAGTGTTGATGCTTTGGTGAGAGCCGTTCATAGCGGTCATTTATCACTATTGGAACATACGTTGGTGACATTCGATATTGAAATGTCACAGAAATGCCTTGCACAGATTACACGACACAGACATTTGTCTTTCACGGTCAAATCTACACGAGGAACAGACTTTGCGGATTCCACATGGTTTGATTCAACCGAACATCCAGAAATTACCAAAGACATGGGTCAACTCATGAATAAATTAATCGAAAATCAAATTCTGGAATACAGACGGTTGGTTGACTCTAAAGTGCCGTACCAAGTTGCAGCCTATGTATTACCATTGGCAACCAATGTCACAATGACCGTAAGTGGTTCTCTTAGGACATGGATGGAATATTTACCAAAGCGGTTATGCAAACGTGCATCTACGGAACACCAACAAGTGGCACGAGAAATCTATAAGAAATTAAATACGGTTTATCCATCGTTGGTAAATTTGGAGATGCTTGGGATGTGTAGCGGTTGTAAAGAAACCTCGTGCGATTTCACAACACATAAGAAGCAACCGAAAACACCTGTTGTTGTTGAATTACGGAAATCGGAGGATAAATAATGAAAATCTTGAAAAACATTCTATTGGTTATCATCGGCATCTTAAGCGGCATCGGTATCGTCTTGGTAGCCGTGGCAACAAAACTTGCATGGCTTGCCACAGGGATTGCCTTTGTGTTGTATCTATTGCAATTCTATGTGACGGACTGGGGAACGGTCGCAATGATTTTTTGGATTGCCATTAAGTTATCTATTGTCTTGGCAATTGTCTTAATTATTCTTGCTTTGGGTAAAGTCTTGGTTGATACGGAGGAACGCAATGGAAAAGGTCTATAATGTCACCTATAGTGGCACATTCTATGGAGAAGCACGGATTACTGCTTCTAGTGAAGAAGAAGCATATGATATTGCATCTGGTTTAACCGACTGTTTTGACATAAACACAATCACTTGTGACTATGATGTAAATGGTCAAATCGAAGAAGTTACTGTATGTGACATCGAAGAAGAAGAACCAGATTACGAGGAAGACTATGAGTAAAACACATGACTTTAAGCGTGGCGACCTTGTGTATGCCAATGGTTTACCAGCCGTTATATATTATGTGTCACCACTACAGATACGCATACTCATGTTGAAACGTGGTGACATAAAGGCGTATCGTATCAATCGTGATAGAATCCATGATAGATACAGTGGCGTTGCCATTGAGTATATCACTGGGTCAGACTTAGAAAAGTCAATTGATTCTATTATGGATTTTTTACATAAGATTGGAGAGCAAAAGAATGAAGCCAAAGTTTAAGCGTGGTGACATTATCTCATGTGAATCTGGGAATACATGGATTGTCGCCCAAGCAAGCAATGATACTGGGTGTTATTTTGGGTTTAATGCAAACTCAACGTATACATTGCCATATGAAAGACAAGATAATATCAAGAAGATTGGTGAGTTCCCAATCAATTCCATACAGGATGCCATTGACGATGCCAAACGACAATCACTTGATTTACAAACCCAAGTCAATATCGCAGTCAATCTAATGGGGCAACTGTTGGGTGCGAATGATGCATTACTATTGGTGTTGACCGATATGCGTGTTGACAAGGATAAAAACATTGTATTACTTCGATGTTCAGATGGCATTGGTAGACCAGATAAATGGATGTCTGTGGTTGACATATGCGAAGACTATGGGGTAGACAAACATGGAGTTCAATAGACACAATCTATTGGTTCTTTGGGGTCTACCAGCAAGTGGAAAGTCAACCTATGTGAAAGAACATGGGTTGACTGACTTGTGTGTATCATATGACCAGATTCGTGACATCATCGGTGGTAAACATTATGCGTTCCGATATGGTAAGCTGCTAATAGACCCAGATGTGGAACGTGCTGCACACCAGATGTCATTATATGCAATCTCATGCCGTATGCGTACTGGTGATTTTATCGTGTATGATAACACAAATACATTGCCACAAGACGTTCTGAACAAAGAAATGCAGTTGTTGAAAGACTTGTGTGATATACACGATTACACTATGTGGTATAAGCGATTTAATACCGATGTTGAAACGTGTCTAAAACGGTCTAAAGAACGTTCGCAGTATGAACCAACGGAAGAAGTCATGCGACAACAAGAGATGTACTTTAGAAACACACAAATGCCATCGTTTGTACGTAATTTTGATTATAGTGGATGTGATGGATTTTTACACAAGTAAAAGGAGTTAATTATGGATTTTCAAATTGGTGATGTTGTCATGTTTATGGGTCATGGCTACTTAGTGGTTGATTTTAATGAAGATGTCAATCTATTGATGTTAACCGATGGTATTTCAACTACAAGTGATGTCGATTATGAGGATGTTGTTAAAATCGGTCATAATGATACGTTTGAACGTGACATTATCGATAAAATCAAACACGTTCAGTTGACACACGAACAAGACTTGATGGAAAACCGATTACATTTAATTGATTGTATCGAAGCCGAAGATTTTACATATAATGGCGACAATTATACTGTCACTAATAAAACAAAACAAGACAACCAGTATTTATATTGTCAGATACATGGTAAAAATGGCTATGAGTGGATACTCATGGAAGAACTATTGGATAAGTTCTTTAAGTAAACAACTTTTATAAATTTCAAAATAAATACTTGACACAAAACTACCGTATGGTATAATGTAATCAACGACAGGGAATAAACCCAAGTTGAAACATTATATCATACGGTTTTTATATATTATGATTAATATTTAAAAATTCTCAAATTAATACTTGACATGATTATCAAATATGATATAATGATTACAGAAACAAGAAGTATTTAGTTTTAAGGAATTTATTCTTTACCATTAGGAGGAAATTATGTTATTCAAATTCTCAAATCAAACAACAACAACTTTCGTTAAGACACTTATCTTCAACGCCAAAACGGCAGACATTATTATCTTGGATAATGAATTATCGAACATGAAAATCCATGTTCCAGTCAGTCGAATTGATGCTGATTTGTTGAACAAGATGTTTAATACTATGACGCACAAACTATTGAACGATGCGTTGGACAATAACATTCCATACGTATATATCAACCTAAGATTATTCGTTGAAAATTACGAAAAGTCACTTGCTGCTGGTTATGAATCCATTGGATACGACCGAACAACTGGTTGCAAGAAAAGCGTTACGTTTTAATTGGGGGTGACACAATTGGCAGATTTACCAGAGTTTTTACAACATCTAAAGTGCTTCGATGGTTGGAAAGTCCAAAGTGACCCCAAAGAAGCTGTCAAACGGTACTACGAGAAACACCCAGACGAATTACAACAGAAACAACGCAAACCAAAACCGAAGCCAAAACGAATGTATGGCAAAAGTTATGGAGCATTGGATTTACCACCACGACCATGCGAAGAATGTGGTCAAATGTTTAAACCACGTCAAATACGTTCTCGGTTTTGTTCACACAAATGTAACGGTCGCTATCATAGCCGTAAACAGTATGCAAAACTAAGGGAACAGGACTTATATCTACAGAAGGGAATATAGATTGAATATCGAATCACAAATCGCAGTTGATTGTCGTTCACGTGCCAAATGGGTGCATGAACAAACCTCACAAGGCATCGTTCTTAATGCCAAGGAACATGAATCCGCACGAACTCTTGCGAACAACGCATGGAAGTGGGATTTTGATTCCGCAGCAGAAGAACTATCAAAAGCCATTGCGGAAAACCAAAAATTATCTATTTAGAAAACGGAGGAAGAAACATTGTCAAATCGAAGCTACACACCAAGAAATTTATTGCTGGATGCTACTGTAGGGTATCCATTAGCACATTATGTTGAAAACCTTGCTAGTAACATTGATATGAACAAAGACAATACCAATGTAGAACTCAATACGTTACGCTTGTCTATTTATAAGGGTATTCTCAATGTGTTGCAACAAGATGCTTTAAGCGTTGAAAAATTACAGAAACAAATCGCAGAGTGGAAAACCATCAAGAAAATCGAGGACATTCCCAAGTTGATTAATGATGTAGACATATCTACACTTACTAGGGAGGATTTAAAGAATGTCAAACGTGCCATTAAAGAACTTGATGAAGTCGTGACATCTATTGTTACTGGTATAACCAAGGTCGTGGACAAATGTGCCACTCTTGCGAACAAACATGAGAAATTTGTCGGTAATTATTCCGACAAGAAAGAAACGGAGGATTAGAACATTGTCATACAGAACATTTAGCCAAGTAATGTACAGGGTGGAAAACGTATATCGTTTATTACCACCAGATTTCTTTAAAGGCAACTATGAAACATATGTTGTCAATACAAACGATGGTCACATGTTGGCGTTCAATCGTAAAACCAAATATGATGATGTGGTCAAACAAACTACTGAATTGTTTTTCTATAGAAACAACGGTATGTTAACACACTATTCTCACAGTCACGGTATTTTCGATGGTGAACCAACAATGCATTGGGTCAAACGTGACGACCAATTCAATGACGAAGAATATGACTTCATTTGTCAAATTGAGGATGCGTTATTACAGGAGGGGTGGTTTTTATAACCACCCATGATACCATTATGAATGAACAACAATTGATGAAAACCATCGAAGACCAAAACCAAGTGATTATCGCCAAGGATGCCACAATTGAGTTGTTGCGTAAAGACTTAAGGGATGCAAAATGTGAATTAAACAAGTTGTATTTCAACAGGTCATGGCAGAAGATGCAAAGAGAATATTTGACCGAAGCTATAATGCAAAAGTCAGTTAAAATCATTGGTGGCTTTGAATACGGCACCAGATATATACCATTGTATTTTGCTATTACGTTAAACATTGCAACTATTGCCTTTGGATTGTTTATATTGTCTACGATGGGAGTATTCAAATGATTATAGAACCAATGGACGACTTTTGGAAACAAATGTTGGACGAACTGGAGAATACAACGAATGAAGAATGGATGCAGCTTATTGAAGACTACGAAATGGAGAACCGACCAATGCTAGAAACCATTGAATTATGCAATCAAATATTGGAACTGATTGAAGACTTGAATGAGCCACGGTTTTTACGTTTCGATGATATTACCATCGTTTCTAGTTTTGGTTCATACAATTGCTATGGCGACGAATGTTATTCTATGGTTGTTAAAATCTATACAGAAGAAAAATTAGATTTACTTATTGACAAAACAACGCACTATGGTTTAGAATATGAAGTAACAAATAGAGAAATTGATAAAATTTCATTTCTACAACATATCGTTGAATTGTTAAAACTAAGATTGGAGCGTAACAAACATGAGTAACATTCATAAACCATCTGGAGAAGAATCTATTGTGAGTTCTTTTATTGCCAAACTAGAAGAATTAAACAATAAACCAAAGAAACAATACAAAATCAAGGCACATTATGGTACAATCTACAGATTTGTTACCGTTGAAAGCCATAAAACGGCAACAGAATTGTTGGATTATTATGTGGCACTCATCCATAGTGGCAGACCTGTGTATATCTTAAACATGGATAACAACGATAATGAAGCCTGTGTTTTAAAACTTAATGATGCCGATGCGTTTGCCGTTCTATCTCTGGAAGAACAGGAGGATTAAATGTATATTACCGACAAAAACACCTACTGTTGGACTACCGATGATTCTTGTGGTGAACCGCAAAAGACCATTGCAGATGCCATTCAATATTTTTATGAAGACGATTGTCAAAATCTTGATTGTCCAACGGTTCTTATCGGACATCCATCGTATTATATCCCAGATATGTTTAACGCAGAGCAATTGATGTGGGATATGAACGATAAAATCGAAGAAGATTATGACATCACATTAAACGATGAATTGACCGTTGACCAAGATATACAGTTAGAAGAACGATTGCAGGAAACCCTATACCAATTCTTGAAAGAGCATAATCTTGACAAGCGTATATGGACTGTGTTTGAATCAATGGAATACAGACCAGAAGATTTTGGTATTGACCTAGATGAGTTTTAACCAACGGAGGAAAACATGGAAGTTTATATTTTTCAAAAGAACAAACGATGTCCGTATCTGCATTACAGTTTTCTAGTAACAGAAATAGAACAGTATGTCAATGAGAACTTGGACTGGACTAAAGCGGAACACCAAGTGGAGATTCCGTTTTTATACAAATGGTTATCTGATGCACACCAACGCAAAGAATCTTATCTAAAAGATTGCAATGAAACACAAGGTCTTATTTATCGAATATCATTAGATACGTTGCAAGATATTATTGATATTATAGAACCTATGAGTGGAGAAAGCTGGTTTGAAGTTTATTTAACACGATTTTAACCCCTAGGAGGACACATGAACACATTTATGATTATCGCTTATTATGGCGACAACCAAAAACCCTAAAGAAAGACACATGGTATCATACCAAAGATTTCACACTAGAAGAATTGAAAGAACTGTTGCCAAAGGGAACAACCATCCTAGTTGAAAAACTAGTATTATACGATGGTATTGAAACAACGCCACCAACAGAAACACGAACAGCTACGGTTGAAAGTGTCACAACTTCTTTTGTAACAGAAGAACCGTTGATTGAAGCTACAAGTGGAACGTTTCTAAAAGAATGGTTTATGCTGCAAGGGGAGAAATAATATGACACATACGGAAGCACAACTTTTAGATAAATTACTAAAGGAAGATGGTAATACGGAATTATTACCAGAATTAATCTGGGACACACCAGAGTTCTTAAATCAGATTGATGAAAAGCTAATAGATGTAGACGAGTACTATCATACCAAAGATTACATCTATGAATGTGACGATGGGCGATACTTTTGTTTAACAGTCACACAACACAGTTCTATGGGTGACTTCGAGAGTGCATACTTCTATGAGGTATTCCCAAAAGAAGTTACTACTGTTACTTATGTAACAAGGGAGGACTTATAATGGACATCGAAATCAACAACCAAGGTGCAGCCGTTGTAGAACCCAAAAATAAGAAACCAAAAACTTCACTAAGATGGCAACTGGAGATGGAATTATTGGCGAGCCAAAATTCACGTTTGATTGACCAACGGAATAAATTATTGGATATGGTCGAACGGTTGCAATCCGTAGAATATGAACCAGCTGATGCCAAAATCGAAATGATGCAAACACCAGCTGGTCATATACAGGTCGGTGACGTGATTGGGTACGACCGTAGTAACAAACGTATTCGCTTTGGTACGGTTACTAAAATGACCAAAGATGGATTGATTTGGTTGACACATTCGTATTCTGTTGTGTTTGGTGGCGATGGCAAACAGGCGATTTACCAATCGATGGATGGTGCTATTGAGCGGTATCGTGTGTGCAAAATTTTATAATCCAATTACACAAAACCCAATTCCAAAAAATTAAAAACCAAAAAATAAAAAACAAGATTTCAAAAAATAAAATGCAGAATTTTCAAATTGTGTGTTGACATAATAAATCTTGTGTGCTACAATGTGTTTGTCGGTGGTTCTATTTAGTCAATCTAATAATCACCAAAATAAATACGTCTAATTTATGTACTACAAAAACCTCTATCCATCACGTGTAGTCAATAACCACCGACAACCATTTAATATAAACCACGGTATATAATGTAAACACCACCGTTTGGTGTGACCATTGTCCACGATACCGTGGTCTTTTTTTATGTCCATACATATGAATGACTGTTCATATGTTCATTCATGTGTTGCATCCGTGGCTTGTCTATGGTGCGTACCATTGGTGTATACATACGCACATATCAAACAATATCTAATGTTTGCACATATTACATATATTCCACATAATAAATACGTTGACCGCATCGCACGCTGCATCCATAATTAATACCATTGATAATACCATGTGTGACAACCATAATTAATGCCGTTCGTATGACCATGTGATACAACCCATGTATCAACCACATGATATTCTATGATGATAATACCAATAAAATCCATTCTATGGCTCTCTGTGGTGCGTTTACACGAAGTGACGTATGTTTATATACCCCACCTATTTTAAACGCCATATAACGCAAATAAACGAATTTTCGTATATCTCCACGGAATTTTTAACCCTATATATACATATGCTACCCCATATATAATAAACAATGATTATCACCACGGATTTTTTATTTATATATACATATATATTTACATATGTCCACCTATTTTTTAATACATATGTATATATCAATATATCTATTTGTTTTTTCACATAATATTACTGTTGACCGCCCAAGTCGTTCTCAATGCGTTCTCAATCGGTTGTCACACGCTGCACACACGACCATTCCATGGATTACTTTTTGTAATACACTTATGCGTTTTAATCAATCGAAGAAATTCAATATATTTATATCGAATGTTTTCTATATGGTTGCATACAATAGGAATATACAAAATCGTTCTATGGTGTAGACAATTGAACACAACTATAATTATAACAATTAAATTGCATAAAACATAATTGTATAACCACCGCCAGCATAGATGATATTTTTAGTTGTATACAATTGTTTATACATATGTATTAATTGTATATAACCATATCGAAAAACATCTGTATCAATCAAGAATGATAACATTTGTCAATAATACATTGAAAACGTTCGATATAGAACGGTGTACACCACGAAAACACAAAATTATACTTATGTATGCATACAAAAGACAACTGCCGTATTCTCATTTAGACAATAGCCATAGAATTGATTTATTTGCGTTGTACGGCGTTTTTGCCCTTTTGCATACAATCATAAGCGAAAACATTTACAAGCATCTCATAGGCGAATATAGACAGTTTTTATTTGAGAACGTTTATCATTTATGCATTGAATTTATTAGATGTATAACAAAAGGCTTGACAAAAGACTGTTTTTATGATATTTATATATTCATTAATTAGGGTTAAAAGTTATAGAAAAAATATTTTTGTAAATTTCAAAAAAAGTACTTGCGTTATATTGTAGATGTGC